ATCAGTTGTGTCAAACGTTAATGTTGCTGTGGCAGCAGCGGCGCCGCCCGGTACGCCGTAGCTTGTCGGTGACCACGGGTTGAAGCCGAACCATTCAACGTCGGTCTCTGGTGAAACAATCGAGCCAGAAGAGTCTGTCCGGACGAAGGATGAAGGTAAGTCATTAATGCCCAAATCTGACTCAAAGATCACATGTTCGTCATAGCTGTCGATAAACTGCTTACACAAATCAACGGTGCGTAGTTGTGGATAGAACCCCTGATATGGTAAGAACTTAAGAATTGCGTCACAGGTTAATGTTAATTCGTAAGGCTCTGCAATGCCGGCATGCTTCGATTTAATAGCGTCGAACAGTCCGGGTTTTGTAGTTACCGCATAGTCGGTCATAAATGATGCCGTAATCGTGCTTCCGATGCCCGTAGTGTCTGCGGAGCTTGTCAGCGAGCCGGCTGAAGAACTTGGGTTCCCTTGAATCGAGAGCCATTCATTATCCTTCGAAGTAAAACGACCTTGTTTATCAAGAACAAAATGTCGCATGCGATCACTAATACGATACTCTGGGAGCACTTGCCTGTCTTGAGACTTCCCACGAAGCTCCTCAAACCAATCAGCATAGTTGGCATAAAACGGTGATTTTCCGGATTGCAATGGAGCCTTCCATTGCCAATCACTAACATACAATCCCTCGACTTGGTGTCCGATAGATCTGGTTAGTTGCGAAATTGCTCTGTCGCCGATATCTCTGCTAGTTGGCGCGATAGATGCGGTGAAGGGTACTGTTGCGGCATTGCCATCAAGACCAACGAAGAACGGAGTAAGACCATCTCCCTTGCCGAATGATGCTGCGCCTGTGAGTGCGCTAGTTTCGCCGGCAAACAGGAATCTGCGACTGTATGCTGCTTTTCCTGCCGATGGGGAGCAGTAACTATCGCGACCGACCATCATGTGTGGGCGCGAGTAAGAAGGTCCGAATGCCATGCCTGCGGCTGGGAATTCAAGGTAACGTTCAGAAATTGCCGTGTCGTTCTCGTCAGTGCGGAATATCCCGACATTTTTCGAGATCTCTATGTATCCAGCTTTTGCGAGGCAAGATGAAGAAATAACAGCATCGCGATTTGTGTCTGCGATGGTGATGGGCTCGTAGCCTATCTTCAGTCCGTTGTGGAACCATGTGTATTGGTTTTGTAGAATACCGGGCGCGCCGTGAGTTCGGGCTGCAGCTTCGAGTGCATACATGCCGAATGCGCTGTTATGTACATCAGCAGAAGCAGAAGCTCGATATTGCGCGGACCCTAAAGTTCCGTCATTCCCTGTTAAGCTCTCGATTGAAGCGGCGCCGTCCATTGGCCAGATACTGGCTGACACCGCAAGCGTTGCATGGTTGCGAAGCTTCTTTGCATTGTCTACTTTTTCTTTGTCGGGGTTGGCAGTTAAATCATCGGCGTACGCAGAATAAACTTTCCAATCGCTGGCGTGGTAATATATCCTCTTAGCGGACGCGTTGGTGCCGCGATAGAATTCCCATACGCCGTGGGTTTGATCAGGGTCAGGGTGATCGAAGAAGGTTCTGCGACCGGTTGGATCGTAATATGGTTCTAAATGAGTGTCATCGGTCGGCGGGGCAAGTTCGGCATCTTCGTCTGCTGCCCAGTATCCCACGCTAAAGCGGGCGCGCTGGCGAGTATCTTGTCTACCGATGTTCTCCGCTTTCGGGAAGATTGTTTGTCGATAAACCAAATCGGCTAATGTGTAAGCGTCGTTGCCATCAAGGTCGGTCATTTCAGTATACATTTCATATAGATCATCGTATGCTGTTCGATCTGATTTGTAATCACGAATGCCAATATCTGTGTTCAGGGCACTGATTGGGAAATATCTAAGGTTGTTCTGATATGTTGCATTGACATATAACATATTGTCAGGAATGATAGAATATGTGACTGTTGGCAAAGTAACCGGAACGGTGAAATCGGCGCCGATGGTGCGGTTTCCGGTGGTTGCAGTCGTAGAATCTGTTATAGCCGAGAAAGAGCCAATCTGAAGTGCCATGATAAGGCTCTTGGCGCTGCGGTCAGCAACTGGCACGTAGTAGTGATTGTGTTTACGCTCTGCCGTGTTGATATGTCCCATTCGGCGGGATGCAGCTACTGCGTCTGTTCCGATCATCCCTCTAGTGCTGATAATACGACCGGTTGCTCGACCGGGTGGAGGGTTTACGATTCTGTCGGATTGCGGATCGACCAAGACGTAGCGGTTGTTCTTACGCATCGTCTGTGCAAGAATGTGCTCGCCGCCGCGAATCTGCTTCCAAGTCGGATATCCGTATGGTCCGTTGCGCTTCCACATCAACGAGTTAAAGATGCCAGCAACAGATTGATTAAGAGAATACGCATTCCCAACAGCATGCGAGTAAGCACCAGCGGAGCCTGACCAATAATTAGGAAGCAAGTCCCAGCGGATCGGCTCATTCTTCCAAAGCTGTCGACCGTCATTGTCTTCTACAAATGAGCCCTGCAAATATATTCTGTCATTGTCGGGAGTACCGGAATTGGCGTTGATACCATCGCCGGCGTTTTGGGTGTTGATTCTACTGCCGGTCGCATACTGAATCGCGGTGTTCACATAGTTATGTAAGTTGGCAATATGAGAAGCATACGCAAAACCGCCTCGACTGTTGCTTGTATCATGTCCGATGGGATATGATTCGTCTGCTGGTAAAATACCGCCGGAAGCGTAGAAGCCAAGTGCTACTGCACCAGAGCCGTCTGTTAACCATGTGTTTTGTGATTCACGAATGTTCAGATTCAGCCTGTGAACATTGGGGATATGCTGCATATCGTTGTAGCCAACGTCATCTCCGGCAGTGGAGGCAATACCAAAATAACGGAAGCCTCTATCTGCATTTGTACCATGTGTACCAGCCGTACCCAACGCACTGCCAGCTTCACTTGCGCTGATAAAGATAATCGGGTCAACTGGTCGAGAGCCGGATGGTGTCGGGTGGTTAAACCCGTCCATGTGGTAGCTATGACCAAGGTTATGATATGTTGAGTTTGAACTCGATGGCGCCAACGATGCAGAGATCCAAGCGTATTGGTAATCGTTCTGCGGGATTGGGCGTGTTACGTAGTCGTTGTCGTAAACTGTTTTCTCTGTTAATTCCTCCGTATACGATCCCCAGCGGGCGCCATAAGTATCTCCATCGACTGTGCTAATCCACGCCCAAGTAGCGCCAAGCCACGTACCAAAGCCATTAGAGGCTTCAGTTTCATTAGAATAGTCAATTTCGTTTATTGCATCAACGGTTTCAGACGTTGTTACAAAAGTAAGGTCGAGATAGTAGTAGGTGGAACCAACATTAGAAACAGCCGAGACAGTAAAAGTGGTTGTCTGGTCAATAACGTTTCCGATGTTCTCTGTCTGAGCTTGTGCGTTTGCCGCGGCGGAACCGGATTCATAAATCCCAATAAGATAAGGATCCCCGTTGGTGCCGGCAGTAGAAACATTATTTGCTCCGTGTTCACCGGCAACGAATTTGTAATAATATGTCGAGCCGGGGGCGTCAGTCAAGATGAGGGTCTGGGTTGCCGTGGGGGGAGCAGTGCCGGCTCGGTGTACAATAGCTATAGATCGCCGGCGGGGGACCGATGAGACAAGTCTGTGTTCAAGTCTTCCGTTTCTGTGGACCTTGTGCCATGAAGGTGTTACTCCGTAATCATGTTGTTGATCTGGGGTATTCGGTCCTGCGGCAATAATCTCTGTATCTTCGTTCGTTCCCCACTCTACTCCGAACCTGCCTGATGGCATACGACGAAGGGACTGCAGACCCAAGCGCGGATGAACGGATGAAGAATGAATGTCGGCTTTAATGCTGTGATATTCTCCGCTTGAAGACCCTAAGACCTCAAGGTTACGCCACGGGTAAGCATTGTATACAGAATATTCTTCTGCTGCTAAGTCGAGGAAGCCCTTGGATTGGTTTCTTGGACCGCCGGGAGCAGAGAATCTGTTTGCGAAAATGGTATTAAGGTTAGTGCTGGAAGATTCTCTGTTTTGAATCTTAAAGTTTGTATAAAGATATGAGTGCTCTTCCTCGCCATCACCAAAGTCGGTTCTGTGAAGTTTGGGAATAAGCTTAAAGTGGGTCTGTCTCTCGCCGTCATAGGCTTGGTCAAAACTAGGATGGGCGAGGTTGTCATGCCAATCATACGTGGTAATGCCTGTGTCCTCGTCGATATCAGTATGAACGCGGTGGGGCATGGTCAAGATTGTTTCAACATGCGTAGTGGTCGGCAAGAGAACAGGATCGGACGGAATCGACGAAGAAACCATACCATTCAAATACCATTGACTGGCTGACAACGGACTACCCGAATCCCAGAGTTGCCATCTGCCGCCAGTCCCATCAGGGCTAGCGGGTGTGGAGCCGATTTCATAAGCAGAGCCGGTCTGCGTAATGTTGCGAACGGATTGGTTGTCTCTTAAGAACGGCTTCTGATTTGAGCGCCCGACTGTGTGAACGACTTCATAGTTATGTCGGTAGTTGCCGATGATTGTTCTTGCAGAACCAGTTGCAACTTGTACATCGCTCTCGAATGTCCACAAGCTCTCGTCATCGCCGGAGTTGTTAACTGTATCATGGCGGTGGGTGCCCACGTTCTGATAGCCAACTGAAGCAGTCTGAGTCTGAATGTTACGGATGTTAACGGGGCGCTTGGCTGTTTCATCGCGGAAGTAACGACCACCGATGGGGCGCCACTGCGAAGCTTCGCTGGCGCGGAAAGGATAAGGTCCGTGAGGATAAGGATAGTCCGGACCAGTTAAGCCTATAGCGCCAGAGTCAGCGTTAATAACACCGCTTGAATAGCTCATGGCGGTACTGACTAAAAGAAGATATCCTTCTTCGCGGGTGGCGAGGGTGTCAGTACCATCATTAATGTCTGCATGTCGGAACTTGCGACCGCCGACATACTTTTCAGTGAACGGTCCCTGCATTGGGGTTTCTTTGTCTTCGCCGTATGTGTCGGTATGAAGGTTAACTAAGTTGACGCCTTGTCCCAAGCCGCCCATCTTTGTAGCGCTCGTTGCGGGAGGATCAAAGAATGGTCCTCCGCGGTGGTTGATGTACGTGCCGGCATCATCAGAGTGTCCGACGCCTGAGCCTTGGAATACTGTTAGATCTTGATCAATAAGCTGTGTATATCCTTCGCAGACATCGTGGTGACTGGAGGAAATAACGTTGAATGGCATGACCAAGTTGCCGCGGAATGTCGTATAGGAAGCGGAGCCCCATGAGGGTGTGGCAACTTCTCCGCCGGTGTTTGATTTGAAAGTCTCCCAGCCATCAATAACCTTATAGCCCTCGCGCTTAACGATGTCACCATAAGAAGATGATGTCCGCATATCGCAGTTGGGCATACTCTTGGCAGGGGATGCGTCAAGATCCATGTCCTTCGCCAGCAGGTACCCAAGCGGATAGCCGCCAAAAATCTCGTAGTCCAAGGGGCGCGGAGAGAACGGAACAGTCGCAGGATACACATATCCTAGATTCTTGTTATCATCGAAGTTCACACCGCCGTGGATTAGCTTTGATTGTGCAACTGAGTACTTATAAGGAGTTGTCCACTCTCTGTTAAAGGTCTGGGCGCTAGCGCTGAAGATGGCAATTCGAGAAGTAAGAGTGCCCGAGAGCATCAAGCCGGGATCGCTGGCAGACATTGCCGTCGAAGCCAGAATCGGGTGCTCTCGCTCTGCTCTCTTGTTCCACCAGAGACAGTTCTCATCCTGATCCATCATTTCGGCGCTAGCGCTATTTTGAAGGAACGATATTGGTGCTAATGGTGCGCTGCCGCGTTGGTAATCGTATAAAAGTTTATTAATACCCTCAACGGCGCCGATTGGAGGATCCCCTTGGAATTCCATTGAAGGATACTTCGTCTGGTACTTGCTTCTTTCTAGTACGTGGCTCTCGACCATGTTCCGCAAGCCATCGGATGCCATGGCGGATGCGGGCATAAGCTGCTCTAAGAACCTGCTAATCGCGCTGTCAATCCATTTGTAATAATCTACGTACTTGTCGAGATCTGGAGAGTTTGGCATCTTCTCAAAGAATAGTTGACGAAGCTTGCCGAGATCCTTATATTCTGCGCGATACTTGTTTACGGGCTCGCCAATCAAGTTGTCGAAATCCTTGATTGTGGCGAACATCTTGACCATCTCTTCCGAGATTGTCTGATACATGCTCTTCTCAATAGAATACACAACTTTTGATGGGCGCGTTTCTCTAGAGAAGAAATCGTCATCGCGCTTGCGGATCTCTACCATGTCACTGCTGTGTAGATATTCTGGCAGAACCAGCTTGGCTGTCGGAATGTAACGGGTATTTACAACATTCGTCTTGTTCTCCAAGAAGAAATCGCCGATACCCAAGTGTTGCATTTTAACTTGTGAGCCGAAGTCCGTGCCGTAACGATCTGCGTTCTCCGCGGAGCCAGACGAAACATCTTGAACAATAAACTGTGCGTCGTATGTGTTTTCTAAGACAGAAGGGCTGACGCCAGAGCCCGTAACATTGTCGAAGTTCCAGTGAAGTGCGAGAGTCTCAATCTGAGGGACAAATGTGCCGCTCATTGAGCTTTCGTAGAGGAACACTCCCTTATAAGGACTCGATACTCCGAAGCTGCTTTGGTCCATTGCGTGAGAAAGGACCACTTCATCTGAGATTTCGCTCATCCAATATCGGAGGTTACCCACATCAACATTAGTTTGATATAAGGTGTTTGTTGAGCTAGTAAAGTGGTCACGTAAAGCGCCGACATAGCAGCGCTTGGATGAAGACAGGAATGCCTTTCCAACTGTCTCAGAAACGGTGGTTGTCGACAGGAACTCGTGTTGGATGACGTCTGTGAATACGTTGACCCCGTAGAATTCCACATCAAATGTTTGAGTTTCGTCGACAGTGGAGCCGCTGATGTGATCGACCCATGGGCTCTTTGAGGGCTTCACTCTGACCGCAAAGTTCCATCGCGTATCGTCGTATACATCCTCGTAATATGATGAAGTTAACGTTCCAAGAGTGTCAGATTTCATCATAAACTGGGCGCGAGTAGACTCTAATTCATCTTTAATCGCGAAGACCTTAAGGTCCACATTGTCTGTCTCGGGGAAGCGCATGTCGGTCTGGCTTTCAAGAGTGCCTTTTGCACCGAACAGAGAAGCGGTGACGAAAGAATCTTGGTACCAGCGAGCGGGATCATCCTTTCCGTGTTTGATCGGAAAGTAAATCTCTGCTTCAATAGTCTGTGCGTTGAACTCTCCGAATGCGGTAGAACCTGTCAGATATGCTCTTGCATTCGGGTTGTCGTAGATGCCATTAACGGACATGGAGACTGCCTGATAGACTGTGCTATCAAATCGGTCTGTCTCAGAAAAGCTGACATAGTTTGTCTTATTTGTTGTGCTTCGGCGATTGTCTTTAAACGTGAAATCAGAGTTGTCCGAGTATACATTAATCTTTACAAGCTCATCGTCAATGCCAAAGCACCGAAGCATGTTGCGGAGAGATTTTTCGGTACCCTTCGTCTTAAAAATGTGAAGCAAGTTAGCGTAAATATTGCTATAAATCTGATTTCTAATGTCTGCAATCTTCTCACCGTACTCCATCTTCTCGTTGCGATTCAAGAAATTCTCAATCATTTCGGCTTCTTGAAGCAACTCTGGGGTTGCAATTCCGAATTGTGAAACCAGCTTGTCGGCAAAAGGCACAGGCTTGTAGACAGCGCTATAAGGATTTTGAGAGTAAGATGAGCCGTATCTTTCTTTAATCTTCGGAATCGACTCGATCTGAAGATGTAGCTTATCAAGATAGCTACCAATGATCTGAGTAAACTTCACCATGGTTGAGGTGGTAGACTCTCCGTCCTCTTCGGCTATCCAGCTTGGGAAATTCGCATGCAACATGGAATTGTTGTACTTGTCGTGGATCGCTCCGGAGGGAATCATATCAGCTTTAAGTATTTCTATTTCTGGATGCTTTGAATAGATAATTGGATCATGGTATTCTTGACCCGAGTGACTGCCGAGAACTAAAGCGGAGCCCGTGTTCCGCACCGATGATACTCCGCCGCGCCACCAACCATTAGAAATACGACCAGAATAATCTAAAATTGTATTGTCGCGGGTGGCATCGTCCATGATGCCTTCATTAAACTTGTAGTAGATTCCCAAGCCAACGTTGGCGTCATCTGTATTTGAGCCGCCGCGGACCTGAGTGAACCAGTTCCGACCGATCTGGCGGGCATCACGCTCCAGTTTCCAGTAACGGAAGTCATCTAATGAAGCTGATAGCTTGGCGCCGCCTTTGGCGATCGTTGTGGTATCATAATAGCCTGTTGCACCGGAGGGCGGGGCAGCGAGGGCGCCAATATTGGCAACCAAAGAGCCCGTAACACGCCCGAGAGCATCAGAACCTAGAAGGGCAGAGCCGCTGGCTTGACCGTTAACATAAAGCTTTGCGTTAACTCCGTCATCATCTGGTGAGTTTTTGAGTGTAATCGCGTAATGCTTCCATATTCCGTCAGCGACGTCGCTTGTCGAAATCGTAGCGATTCCCTCGTTAACAAACCCAGATGTTCCGGATTGGGCAGTAAGGCGGATTACCGATTCATCAGTAACGTTTGTTCCCGAAAGCTCGATCATCAAGCGACCATAGCCGGCAGATGATGAGTTCTCGTTGTTCCAAAGATCGAAGACTACTTCGCGTTCGGTCTTGGTGGTATAAAAATCGTTTTTGAGTAACCAGAACTCGACAGTTACGCCGGTCTTAAGGTTGAACTCCATGTTATATTCGCGTGCGGAGCCTGAATTATAAACGTTGGAATAGGTGAACTGCTTCTTGAGGGTATTTGATTGCTCCTCGAAAGTGCGATCCACCGAGCCTGTGTTCGGTCCTGCTTTAATCTCAATGTATTCTAAAATATTGCCGGTGGTGGATGTATCGGGCATGCCGTAGCCACCGCAAACATCTCCCGATGTAGCACCTTCAGTAGTTGCCGTAGAGCCGGTAACCATTGTAAGCCAGTCGCCACTGCCAGAGGTTGTACCGAGAGAGATGTAGCCAGTTGAACGTGGATATCTATTGTCGAAAATCCACTGGTCCAAGTAGGAAGATGAGTTGCGGAACTCTAGGATCTCAGCCCTTGAACCATCATATGGGTATTCATCGTGAATACGTACGATACTATCTTCATAGTATCTTTCGGCTGAGCCGTATCTCGCAAAGTTTGAAGCTGTAGCGAAATCTACCGGAGGGATAAAGGTATCTTTATCAACGGTAAACGCCTCCCTGTACGCTTCAGATTCGACTTCATAAGCTGTCTCGTCGGCGCTACCGGATTTCGTTACTTTTGTGCTCTCAAATAAATCTTTAAGACTCATGTTTCTCTACTCTGAATTTGAAGATCTCTGGCTGTTCCACATAGGAATCAAGGGCTCCATTATAATATGCAAACTGTACAGCATATCCATAACCCGGCTCTAACAGTTCCATGTCTAAATCAAAGTAGTTGCCCGACACGTCGAACGATAGCTGTGTTTCCATGGTACTGCCGGTGCCATGAGGGATAACCTCGTAATCATCTGCAATCCTATAAATCTTATACGAGCCGCTATCAATACTCAAATTTGGAATTGTGGCGGTTGCCTTGGAATAAATAGATGGATTCCACCCTTTTTCGCGAACGAAAAGGCGGAAACGTGCGTTTTCATCCGGATGATAAATCGCTTTAAGATTTGTAACCTTAGTTACGTGAGTTGGGGTCGGGTTATAAGATACTGCTTCCAATAACTGCGGGTAAATGGAACCAGTGTGCCACTGGGTATCGTCGACTTCTCCGGTGTGCCAAACGTCAAACACCTTTTCGACGGGTGTGGCTGCGGCTGTAAGGCACACAGAGGCACTGTAAACTCCTGTTGAGACCCAGCCGCCTGTGGCAGCAGTAGCAGTCAACATGGAATCATTCAGGGACACTTGGATAACCGAGTTTGTATCTGGCTTTGTGTTGTCTGCTGAGCCCGAGTATAGGTGGACATATACACTGCCTGTTCCGCCGGCTTCGCCATGCGAGGCGCTGACTTGCGGCAGATCTTTGAGTCGACCGCGAACGTAGTTGTATAGATATACTGTATTCAGGTTGTCATCAGCATCTGCAAGCGAGCTACTATAAAAGAAGTTTGCGCGGTCATCCTTGTCTGCCGAGTTCCAGCGTGCCTCGATGACCGGACGTTTATAAAAGTATTGACTGCCTCTGCAGAAGAATTTCTTAGTATATAGGGAGCCGGAAGCGACTTCGTGGCTGGAAGAAAGCAGAACTCCGACGCCGTAGTTGTCCCATGTGCCGTCAAGCCAATACTCTACCAAGCCTGTGATGTCTACAAGCAGGTCTTCTGTGCCGGCACTAAAGCTAGCAGAATATTGTAAATCGCTGTGATAATCTCCGCCTTCGTTCTCCCAAGAAGTAATGCCATCAGCGGAAGAGCTTGCTGCTGCGACCCAGTTGCAGTATCCATAATCGGAATACGAATCTGAATCGATACCGGTTCCCTCGTCCCAACTTTTAGAGACTGGCTGAACCATTAAAGTAAAATCTGTTGGCACCGTAAACGGGTGAACTGCATTAAAGAGGCGAAGATAAAAGGAAACGCTGCCGCTGTCTGGAAGGGAGCCGGCGGATCGGTCTGTTGTAATATTATCCGTGGAGAACTGCACCAAAATGCGGGAGTTCTCGGAAGATGTCATTTGAGATTGACCGTAAATATGGAAGATTTCCATGCTATCGGAGGCGCCCATGTTGGAGCCAGTCGCGTTGGTGCCCAAGCCTTGCTTGAAGGCGTTTGTAATTGTAGTATCCTGAGTTGCTCCGTACCTCTTAATGCCCATTAGACTGTAACCCCTTTGATATCTTCGTACAGATATTTGCATTCCAAAACGACATTCACCGGGGTGGCTACGAACCGACCATCTGGTGTAGTCTGTGCCACAAAATCAAAACGAATGTCTGAATATTTGTCTCCCACCTTCTTAAGAATATTAACGTCTACGACATCAGCTACTCCGTCAAGCTTAGACAATATTCGATAGATTTCTGTAATTTCCAATGGTTCTCCAATATCATGTTTGCGGCGATATCGCTTTCTCAATACGCGAGAACAGCGCTGGAGAACATCATATTTGTTTTTTCCAGCCTCGGTGACAATAGAATAGTCGATTCCGAAATTTACAACTTTTGCGTCCAAAATATCGATTGTGTCATTAATCATTCTATTATCATTTAGCCAAACTTTCAAATTGTTTTTCAAGGCATCGTTGGCTGGTACCAGTTTTTTCTTCTCATCTTCTGAAACGATATAAATATTCAAGTTTCTCTTGAAAGAGTCTTTGTCTTGTACGACATTGCAACGTGCGATAGCTCCATACTTTGGATGCATCGAATAAATAAGCGCCTGATAATCTTTCTTCGTCACGGCACGATTCTGGGTAGCATAGTTGTCGATAGTTAAACGCCGAAGCTCCTCGGTGCCCGGGAGGGTGACGTCACCGACAATGCGTTCATCATTGTTGCATTCGATCGAGCCGCGCACCTCCTTAATTTTAACATCGTCGAGAGTGAAGCGGTTGGCAAATTTAAGCTTCATGTTGGTAATCATCGAGATAGAGCCCGGTCCAGCATTTGAGTTTGAGTTTGAGTTGTAACGATACATAACGGTAAGAGTTGTGTTCGATGGTCCAACTCCAAACTTGTCGCTACGAATAAGGTTTGTTGGATCAAAACCTACGTCTGTGATGTAGTTTCTTGCATGAAGATCCATCACCACGTTCGCTGGGTCAATCAAATCTCCGGTAACAGCGCCGGCTTTAAGCTCAGATTCGGATCCGTACCCAAAAACAATGCTTGTGCGGGTTACATCTCTCTCTACAACAAAGCGGCGCGGGACGGCGAAGGGTTTAAGAATCGCAGATACATTGTTGCGAAAGGCTCCCAAGTTGGGCACCTCTTTATAAACAGAGTCTTGCGACAAATAATCAACTTCGTAATAATCATGACCCTCGGCATCGCGTACGCGCAGAATCTCTGCAATGTTAGAGCCAACTAGTTCAACTTTTCTAAACTTTTGGAATCCGTCGACGGGCACTTGCTGAACAGTGATTTTCCCCGAAACGATTCCACCTTTGGCGCGGAGGACATAGTGTGTTGGTGTGCCGTGTTCATCGACTCGTCCAACCACAACCTCGTTCGAAGACTTTGCAAAATCGACATCCTCGGTCAAGATAAACCCATCGCCGGTGGTTGCTACGAACTGACTGCCCTTAAGCGCAATAGGCAAGTAGGCAGTGTCTGGTCCTAGCCCGGTCACATTCGCGGGACAAAGACAATAAAGGGTAACGACTCCGTACGTGCTTGGTTTGCCGCGGAATTTGTAACCCAACTGGCGACTGAGTTTCACCACGTTGTTGTATTCTAATGCGGTATCTAAAAAGGATTCGTTGACAGAATAGTCCAGATAGAAAGAGAGAACGTCGCCGACGTACGCGACCATATCAACAATCATTGCCCCGAAGGAGGCATCACTGAAGTCTTTAAAGGTTTCTGGATAATACCGTTTGGCGTAGTCTACTAGCTCAGCCCTAATACTTCCAAAGTCTCTCGCCGTATATCTAATCGGAACCTTTTTGCTCTCGTCATCTATTCTCGCCATCTAAATATATCTCCTGCAAATAATAAGTAGTTACTTTCCTAACTTACGTCAAGATCCAGAACCCCTGTTTTGTTCAGAGGCTTCACCATAAAAACAATCCGAATTTTAACAACGTTGTCAGCAATCTCCGGCATGCCCATGCCCTGAGAACGAAAGTCTACATCCTGTAGTTCAATGTATGGCAAATATTTCGCCACCTGATTATGAATTCGGGCTGACAGATCTGCATATACAGACGGGTGATCCTGTTCGAAAATAAACCTTCGGCAGCCGACTCCGAAATGCGGATCCATGATCCGTTCGCCCGGGGAGGTTAATAATACTGACTTAAGATTTTGCTGTACCAAATCCATATACTCTTTATTAAGTTTAATGCCGTCGCGATCATCTGTCGCTAGCGGGGCTGTTGGTGAAAGTCCTTGTGCCATTATTCGTCTGCCTCCTCATCTGATGTGTTGCAATCTGCGTCTGTCCCTGTTGCATCGGGTGGAGCGGGTGGTGGGTTTGCCGCCTTTGCCATTCTCATGTTTTGTTTCTCCATGGGGGTTAAAGCCCCTAGCGCCAAGTACGCCAGTCCGATCGGCGTGATCGGGGGTCCGATACCGGGACCAAAGGGTGGTGGTGGAATCAAGTTGAAAGGCAAAGCCATCAATGTCGATGGGAATTTGGGAATCTTTCCTTGATCTCCGTCTGCCGCTATTCTAATTAGTTTCGCAATCATGATATTCGGATCTATTGTTTCGGCAATTCCCTTAAAAAGCATAGGAATTGTCATCATCGCCATTTTTACAGGCAAAGGTAAGCCGCCGCCATCAGTGTCTGTGTTGACAGTGGCGACTTCCATGCTGGTCGATTGGCTTGACGCGTCGAACGAGAACCCATCTCCTCCAGTACCAATATCGTGATACAAAATCCAGAAAAGTTTCCGCAGTTCTGACTTGGTTTCGGAAAAGGACATTTCAATTCCCGGGACGCTTACTGTTGTCATCATTGCACAATAATTCCACAAGTTCTGGACTATCTCGTTAGAGTGCATGCACTGACGGAAAATAAATTGCCAATCGTCATGCTTCCTGAGCTTCTTTTGTAAGTCTTTAAGCTTCTCGTCCAAAGCTGCGGTTGCATTTGTCCATGGAGTCTTGTATTCCGCGATGTCTGCGGCAGAAGGCACGGTGCCATCTTCATAGTAATCCACTGCCATGTCGATTGCGGAGCCGGGATCATCAACAATTTCGCTTAGTACAGCAGTAATAGGAGACCCGGCAGAAATAGTAGCCTCAACTAATGGTATTGAAAGGTTAAAGAATTGCACTTGTTCAGCCTGAATAGCGGATGCGGAAACAGTCGAACCTCCAGAAGAGTCATCAGATTCTTCTTCAGTCGAGGTCTCCGAGTCTGTTTCACTGCCTTCTGTGGCGGTAGAAAGGGGCGAAGGGATTTCAAAATTAATCTCTTGATTAAAAATAACTGCTTCAGGCTGAAGGAACGAGCCCTGCATTCTTCCAACATCGGGAAGAACACCCATAGAAGTGCCGAACATGCTGTTTAACAGGGCATATATATCTGCATTCTCTACGACCTTTGAGCCGGTGTTGCCATTCGTTGGAAACATATAGCAGAGCCTAAGACCATAATGTGCTTCTGCTAGTGCGTATGTCGCTAAGCCCGCAATCGCCATGGCATCAGGCGTTTCTTTCGTTGCTGCCTCAATCAGTCGCTCAAACCAATCCTGCAGGTTGTCGGGATTCCAATATTCGTCTCCGATTTTAATAAACTTCTCCAGATAGAGACCGCCCTCAATGTCGGTTGTTGCTGGGAATTCCTCCGGAGTCGGATAACTGCCGTGATCTGGGTGGTACCAGTTCTTTGACAGACTATAATATAAGTTGTTGTACGGGTTTGTGCCCAAGAATGATTCGACAGGATCTTCAACTTGCTGCCAAGAAGCCTCAAGTGTCACCGTCGAGACCAGCGCATCGTCATCATCTGGCTCTTCGCTATCGTCCGTTGCCGCAGAGGGATCAAACAAAACCACCTCCTTACCAACATATTCCAAATCCGTACTACTGTAGTTTGTTTCCGAGAAGGTAAAAAGCCTAGGCAAAGGAAGGTTGTCTGGTAAAGCAGGGTCGATGAAGTCTCCGGAGTTAGCAGAAACAATATCCATCTCTGTGTATGTTGCCGGTACCTCGACTGTGGAGCCTGAACCTTCTGCAGAACCACTCTCGCTTGAATCTGTCGTAGCAGCAACAGAATTGGTATAATATGTGGTGAAGCCCTCAAGCGAGACTTCGGGGCGTGGGTTGTTTAAAATCGTATAATACAGGTCTGCCTGCGACATCATTCCAGAAACGTCCATGTTATCGGGAATCGGATATTCTGGTATTGGTAAGGTCGTGAGCCATGACTTTTGGGCGCGCTTGGACACATTGGGAGTTGAGCTTCCAAATTTGCCATCAAGGATCTCCGCAACACTAGTAAGGTGCTTTTTGATAAAGTACATGAGGGCATCGATGTTGTCGCAGTCTTCAAGTTCTTCGCCGGTCAACGGGTCGGTTAGCGGCTCGTCCTTGCATTTTGCAGCCTCACACATTGATCGAAGCAGTTCTTTCGTCTGATCCATGAAAGTAGTTTCGTAGCGAGGGTCAAGCATTTTCATCTCGCGGTGGATCTTGTCAGCAATTTGCTGTAAGAACACTCCGTCAAAGTCCACCAAATCATATTCAGAAAGCGGAAAGATTGATCGAAGCATAGTATCGATAACATATGCGCGAACAGTCATTTCAACACAACCCACCAAGCCGGCTTGTTTAAGTGCATTTTTGCCTGTTTCTTTCTCTTTTTCTGGAGACTTACATGATTTCATGAAAGCGTCTTTCGTTGGCTTCTTGCCCGACTCCTCTAGATCTAAAACACTCTTTGGCTTCTCGCCGCAGTCACTCACGGGCGACATACTCGTCGGTTCGATTTCTAGCAACTTTAATGTTTCTGTGTCGAACAAGTCGGTGAACGTAATCTGGATGCCGGCGCCTTGAATCGTCTGATTAATAACCTGTTGGTAGATTTCCTTGAAACCAAATCCTGTGCCGGCGCCCTTGTTGTCTAATCCCAAGTTCGCCCAAGACTCCAATGAAGCCACATCGATGCCGTCAAGAAGACGGGGGTGTTTGAGAAACTTGTCGCGCATAAACTGTCGGAATAGCTGATATTTTAATGGCAGCCCTTCTTCAAGTTCCACGCCACCAGAGTCCATGTCTTCTGATGTGGTGGCGGAGTATTCATCACAATCCTTACCCAAGGGAGTCTGGTGTGTTGAGGGCACCGAGGTTGTGGTCGAGGCTGGGGGGCTTTGGCTATCGTTGAGTTGCTTGGCGGAAACAGGATTCATCTTCCATGTAACGGTTGGCCATTCATCTCCAGTGGGGGTCTCTGCATCGCCGCCGTACTGGAAGTACCAAGCGTATGTCTGGGAGTCTGTATCCCAGACGTTTCTAACATAATCGTATTGTTGCAGTGAGTCATAAAGAACCGGGACAACTGAGCCTGAGTTTTGTTGCTGCAATACATAGATGTCTTCCAGATCATCGGAATTGGGATCGGCGCTAGCTAAAGCTTCTCGTATAATACCCAGCTTGTTGTCATAGCTGGACTCTCCCCACAGCGAGCCGTCTGATTTGCACAACACCGCGCCGCCATTCCACAACTGTTCTGCAAAGCGACTAATGCCGCCATCGCCGCCCTGCATATGAGTGTTTGCTGCTTCCCAAAACCGGACAGGAGTGTTTTGAACTGTTCCGGAAATTAACATCTCTGGGTATTGAGAAGCTTCCATCTTAAACGCATAGTTCAGTGGTTCATACATAAGATCTGTTGCCATCTTATTCATGAAGTCTAGCGTTGGGATTTCATTGTCTGGCGGGAACAGAGATGGTTTGCTTGGCTCTTCTGTTGGGCAGGTTTCTTCACATGGCCAAACATCCGGAACGATCGTGCCACCGTGACCATCGCCAGTAAAAGGAAAACCTTCTGGTAACTGCATTTTCTGCATTGCTAATGCTGCCAGTGCCGCGACCTGTTCGTTCCTTCGCGTCTGATCATCATCCTCGGCATCAGGATCGGTATCGGCTGCGTCGGCGTCTGCTTCATCGGTGTCTTTTAAGCCCTTCTCGATTCCACAGCACAAGTTTCGCAAGTCTCTGGCTAACGGCATAATAGGAGACTGCTTCTTGTGTTCTGGGATATAAAAGGCGATCGTTTCAAACGTTTCTGCCACCTTACTACAATCGCTAAATGCAACAGCATATGCCGGGCAACTATCTCTAATCACATCCTCGATGAAGCCGCAAGCGCGAGGGCTAACAAACCCGTTAAGAAGGGCGATCGTTTCGCTCTTTGTCAGCTTTGCGCTGACGGCTGCAACGAAGTCCGCGGGCGCGCAAGGATCGTCATCTTCTTCTAAATTAAACTCGTACGGCTCGCCGCAGCCCATTTCAATTTCAACCGTTGTTTCCGTAGTGGTGATGATCTTTCCGTTCTCATCAACTCCCATGTTCTCAAACGCAGAGTTAATAACATCTAGAGCCATGGCAGCGCCGATGGCATCAGCCAGCATCTCTCCAATATTCAGATCTCCGAACGAGCCGTCATCGGCGCTGTCCAAAAGAGAACGAATAACAGATTTGCCCATCTCAACAATGGCGCGTTCGATCCCGTCTTTAACGCTAGCCTGCATTCCAGAGAACATGGTGCCCATGAGGTCACCGGTTGGAATATTGTCCGGCAAAGTAATAGTTGGAATTGTAAACTTCTCTGCCATCGAAGCAACAGAACCTCCGCCGGCGCCGCTGCCGCCGGGTGAGCCACCGGGCATGCCGCCGCCGGGAAGACTTGTGGGAGGTGCCTCTAATGCTGGAGCAGATGACCCTTCTGCCAACGGAGAGGCGCCGCCGGTATCCGCCGGAGCGCCTCCGGCGCCGAGAGAAGGTGCAGAGGGCATGCCACCGCCGCCCAAACCGCCGAGCGCTGGTGGGTTGAAGGTTGGCATCGAAGGAGCAGACGCAATCAAAGTATCAAACTTCGCGTTGATTGCTGGGATTTCTTTGAGCATGTCAACCGTCAAAGTGCCGGCAGACATTGCTTCTTTGAGAATATCAGAAAGTTGCGCGATCATCGGATCGAAGCCAAGCTTATCAATAATAAATCTGAGTAAAGCCAACAAAATTTTCTTTGCCGGTACGCCGCTGGCGGTGCCGGGTGTGCCAGCTTCATCGAATTCAAGACCCTTGACAATGCCGTCAAGTTGTCCGAGTGCTACAGGAACAGTCGGGATATCACCACACATCAAGTCTGCCAATTGGACAAACAAGTCTGGCTTATCGCAAAGTATGGAAGCGTCCATACCTATATCTGTGGCTGGTACCTCTGGCAGAACATCTGGGAAGTTAGGGATTTCTGGTAGCTTTTCGAGCAACTGCCCAAGATCAAAAATGTCGAATGTTTCGTCGCCGTTTGGACCAGCGATTGGAATCGGCAGGCTCATGCCTCCGAGACCGAAATCTGGAAGCCCGTAAAGCTGGAAGGTGCCGCAGCCAACAGATGGTCTGAATACTGCTGTAGGAATAAGAATGTCGGAAATGTGTATGCTGTAATCACCGCCTACAGAATATTCGCCTGATTCCGGCTCAAAGTTGATTGAATCCAGCGCGTCATACAGAGCATTGCACTTTTCAAAGAACGCGCAAGGATCAAAGCCTGCAGATAAGTCAAAGTTAGCCACCATCTCAATAGCATCGCGAACAGAGCCCAGTGCGTCTCGGGTTTCTGATTCAAGCGCGTCGATTTGGGTCAATAGGGAATCAAAATCTGGAAGCTTTACTACAGTGTCGGCGTCAGAGCCGGCGAGTGAAGAATCCCACCACTCTCTCGGCATGGTGGCTATTGTCTGCCAACCTACGCCCTCAGTTTCAGTGACAGAAGCAGACAAGCCGCAGCTAGCATCCGGAATCTGCGGGGTTTTGACCCATTCAGGGATATTGGGCAAAGTAGAGTTGGGAATCGGCAAACCGGGGCTTGGGATATCCATGCTAGCACCTTCAGAGCCCCAGTCAAAACCTTCCATACGCTTTCTGATGCTGTTGAACGCACCACCACCGCCGGCGATGGCAAACGGAAAACTGCCCAGCAAGAAACCGCTAAAAACTTCAACGAAAATGCGGCGCCAATCGTCGAGAAGTTCTCCAAATTTAATATCTGCCAAGTCGGGAATGGTTGCGGTGCCGGTTGGTCCCAAGTCGCTCAGGCTTAGTCCCGGGATTGCTCCGGTCGGAAGACCGCCGATAGTTTCAATTATGACCTCGATGCCGCCCGGGAATTCTAGATCAGATAATGCCTCAGCAAGTTTAATGTTTGGCAGTTGGATGCCACCCGGTGCATCTAAAGGACCGGGAGCCAACTGTGGAAAATTAAGATCGGGCGCTGCGACAGCGGGAGTGAAGCCCCCTTCGGGCATAGAGAAGCCGGGGAGGTCGCCGATGCCGAAGTCAGCCCAGTCACCAAGCCCCCCGGCGCCGATGTTAATGAATTCGCCATCCGGTGTCATAATGTTGATATCGGGTACTCCGGGGAGGAGACCGGACCAATCAATTTCGCCTAGGCGAGTGATATCGATGGGGAAACCGGTGAGAGGGATCATGAACGGCAGCAGGATGGTGCCCATTGCCAACTCAATCTCTTTCACATAACAAGAGAGGTCAATTGTTGGAGGCTCAAAGTCGAAAGTGGGAACACCGTTAAAGGCAATATTCTTAATCAATAACTTTAAGTCATCACATGTTAAGTTAGTTAAAATGTTTTCTAGAGAATCTTGAATAGAATCGCCTGTTTCTTCCAAGTCCTCGTCAAGAGAAGTATCGGCTTCAGCCTCGGTGCTGTCACAGACCGCGGGGAGCAAAGAGTTAAACGTATCTAGCTGGTCTTGCAAAGCAGAAAGCTCATCGCCGACCTGATCGATAATCCCTTGAATATGACTTGTCTGGATACCCATGTTTACAATAAGATTAATCAAGTCATCGCATGATACATCCAAAGAATCGAGAAGCTGCTCAAGCAGGTCAGTAAAAATATCATCCGGAAGCTGCATTAAAAACTGTTTAGTGAGCGCATCAACAGAAAACTGCCCCAAAGCTGCCTGCAGGAGCGCGGCATAAATGTTGTCCAGCCCCAACTCTGCCATGAGTTTTGCCATAGCCTGTTCGATAAGTTTGGGAATCGAAATCTTCTGTAGCAGTTCTGAGTAAACATCATCCAACGTATGAATCTTGTCAAGGATGTCTGGCAAATTTGCAACAAGATTGTCTCCCGAAGGTAGCACTACATCTACGCGGGCAAGCGCCATGTTCGCTAAGAAATCTGGGTCTGTAAGTTTGAGATTTTCGAACGCCAAGTCTTTCGGACCCTTGATCGGCAACGAATTGAATTGATTCGCAATGTTCCCCAAATCAGAAAAGTTTGGAAGGTTCCCGAGACCAAGACCGCTGGGGGGAGTAGGTCTGATCTCTAGTGCTGGATATGTATATTTGGTAAGATAAGACATCCATGGAGGCGATAAGGACTGCATCGCAGGCACCTTCGCGTCACTAAACATGTTGTTACCTTGCAAAATGTAATGCATTAAACGGTCTGAAGACACTGGAAGCTGAGAAGCATAAGAGTTAAAGGCTATTGTCTGTGGCATGCCGATGCCCGTATCATCCGGGTAAACAATCACATGTGTCGGATTAAATTTATCATCAGTGCCAATCTCAATAAGATCTTCGTGGTCTTTTCTCAGCTTATAGCCATTATTATTAAAGAGCTTCTGCAGCGCTGGAACAAACTTGCGAATATTCTTCGCCTGCTTTTGCGAAGAAAACCTTTGTGAGCCGCGGATGGTACCCTGAAACATGTCAACATGCGTCTGGATCTTTTCCATTGTCGATGCTATTTTCTTAAGCTTTGACTCCATGGAATTAGACTGGTATATAACTGTTCTGTGACCTGTACGGGTTTCTGTTGCTGTAGTAAAAGTCCGGACCATTCGCGGGACTGCCAGCAGGTGTGACAAGTTTACCGTTACCAGCGCCTTCACGCTGTCGCCCGGGCGAGGAGAAACAAAAGTCTTCTCTACTTTCGCAAATTGATATAAGTCTTGTTGTAAATGAGCTACTCCGTTATCCAGAGTACGAACATCATAGTTCTTTGGCAACCGGTCATAATAAACCATTAACTGCTTAATGCCGATTCGAATAGCATCATCAACAAGCATGTCCATAACTTCACGGTTCTTGTGACCGGTATTCACCATGGTTTTATATTTAAGTTCTTTTTCGTCTAGCCATGGCTCGCAGGCTAGCCTAGTATACCACGGCACTCCCAGCTTCCACTTTGGTTTCTTGCGATTTCTGTGTGCTACATATTTCGGAGAAGGCAGGGTTGTTGGACCTTCCCAACATTTTACTCCAAATTCTAGACGCTGTAAGTGCTGTCTGAGAACATAGCCTGTCACATTATAGAAATCTGTTGAGCGCTCAATGTCTCTAATCTTTACTTTGCACCACTTGCTCTTTGGTCCGATACCTTCGTCCATCAAAGACACAATTGTAAGATGCTCTACCTCGGCAACAACTTGGGATGTGGGAGTCATAAACTTCCGGACCTTCATTGTTTCGTTGCCGGGCTCGCCATCAAATTCTTTCGGCTCCAAATCAAAGAAGTGTGTGCCAAGCTCGCTTAATTCGAATGAGCCGGCTTCCGGAGTGCCCGCATCCCATTGAGCAGTTACGCATTCTTCAACGGGACAATCCGCAAGCTCCTCATCGGTGAAGCGCTGCATTGGCGGTTCTGATAAACCAACCCTTTCTCCCACTCCGGCTATTCCGATAGAAGTTCTAATAGTCTGCGCATCATCGAAGAACATGTCTTCTATTGAAACATCGGAGACCTCCGCGGCATCCATCGCTGTATCTGCCGCGGCAGACATTGTAGTGTCAGTTGTGGGCATATTGTGTCACATCAGTTAGTGTTGTTATAACGACTATTAATGTATTTTCCTCCGGCTACAGTGAAATAAGTGTTCTTAAACATGATTAGGTTTGCTCGTTGAGTCAATAAAGATCTTTTTGTGTCTGCCAAACAATCAATAACGCACTGAACTCCGCTGGACATTGCCGGCGGGGATGGAGAGGTTGGTGCGCCGAAAAATGGCGAATGATGAAAGTGAGTTGCCAATGCAACATTATACTTTGACTGGTACATCAAGAAGTTATCCATAATGCCGATTAGTTTGTCTACATGATCTGTAAGCCTAACTAGTGCTTCCTCCAAATTGCCGCCGAGGGGGATGGGCTGGAGTTTTTCATCATCATTGCCTGCAATAAGGTCGATTCCGTTGATCGCATCAACGGTACCACCTTGCGAGTTTTTCATATCTGTTTTCGTAACAAGTTTAATACCTTCTCTCGCAACAATCCGGATGCCATCTGCCTTGAGACCAATCGCAGACTTTGCCGAGGCGTTGCCGACATTACCATCAGCTAAGCCGAAGTTTGCGTCAACATCCGTCTTCTGGCTCATATAAATTCTAGCTGCGTCAAGTTTAAAGTTCGGATCTGCGCTCATTGGTTCGCCATCGGCTGTTGAGGAGGCGGCATGGTTTGCCATTCGACCGGCAACCAGATCAATTGAGCCACAATGTGTGTCGCCAGAGCCGCCATATCCACTAAGGCGACTGCCCGGGCGGTCGCGACCTATAACAATATTTGCATTAGACGTACCAGAAAGAACCTTTTCGGTTTCTGATTGCACAAAACGCGGATTGGGGTCTGCGACTTTTGTTCCGCCGATGCCTCGACCAATACCTCTGCTTTTAAATACAGAACTTTCGGCATTTGCGGCTCTGGCTGTCGGGTGCAATCCCGATGTATCTACTGCTTTTTTCTTACCCATTTATTATCCTTTTCTGGTTTTCTAGAAAGGTCCGTTGCCGTCCAAGTTCTGGTTACCCGGGTGGCAATGAATTCCCTGTGAACTATTGCTCTTGGCTAATGCGTTACACTGAAGACCCAAAGCTGACATCGGATCTTGCACCGTGCCATTAACATATGCTTCGAAGTGCAAGTGGACACCAGCAGAGCCGCACTTGTTGCCCATAGTGCCAATAACTTGACCTTGGGTGACCTGAGCACCGCTGGCAACATCTACTGTGTGACAATGCACATATCTCGTTTTGAGCCCGTTGGCGTGTTCAACAGTTATAGCACAACTGGAAGCTTGAGTCACCGTTCCGGCGGCTATAGAAAACAGAGGGATAGTTCCATCCCGACCGCGGGAGGAGGGCTCGAAAGAAACAATATCTGTACCCCCATGGGCAGAACTGCCGTGGGTTCTACCGGAATCATTGGGCTGAGGCAACGCGGGAGCATTCCTCTGTCCCATATCTGATGTGACGCCCGGGGAGCCGCCTGATGGCCAGGAGCCTTGGAATGCGCCAAGTTGAGCGATCTCTGCCGCAGAGAGCGGAGTGCCGGGGGGTGTTGTTCCGCCGCCAGCAGAGCCCGGGGCACCGCCAGCGCCGCCAGCACAGCCGGCAGGGGCGCCGGGCATTGAGCCGGCACCTCCACCGCTAGCGCCCGGGGCGCCTGCAGGAAAGCTTGAGTTCGGAGGTAGGGGAGTGCCGGATCCATTAAAAAAGCCCTCGACTAAGCCCATGAATTTTGTCCAATCAAAGGTTTCAACGCCGGCGCTGTTGGGTGAATATGAGTTGATCCGAAAGCCAGCGCCGGGGTAGCCTTCTCCGCCTTTCGGACCATGGTTTGTGCCGGCGCTATCAATGCCGCCGTACGGATATGAAATACCTTGTGGGTATGGATTTTGCAAGAGTGAGCCCGGGTCGGACTTTCTCATTGTCATTTCGTCATGACCAAAAATGTGTGTTCTGGCAACAGTAATCTGATTTCTCTTGCAGATGTTTGCGACCAAGAGAGCAAGGTTGCTGTATACTTCTTCTGTATACCACTTGCCGGGTTGGTTGGCTTCTTCTTTCGGATTGCCCGTAATCTCAATACTGATGCCATTAGCGTTTGGTCCGGAGGGCTGTTTGTCCTGTCCGCCGGCAACGGAGCGTACGTTTCCCTGTGATGCCGGCGGGTCGCCATTACTGGTTGAGCCTCCGTTGCCATGGGCTATATCTTTTTCTTTTACAAACTGGTAAACCCAGCCGCCGGTGTTGACACCATAGTGAGTTGACACACCAAAGGTGCCAGAAGGGGCTCGACAGAACACTTCTCCACCAGCCAACTGACTAGAGCCAGCAGTAGTATGAATAACAACGAAATTGATATTTGCCGGGGTACGGTTTGCGACTGCGTAGTTGCGAGGTCTAGTGCTACCATCTCCGTGTGCGGGGTAATAACCGCCGGTGTCGCCGCCGGTGACAGGAGCATCAAATTTAATATAAGGGAAAGGAGGGTAAGCATCTAAGGAAGCGGCTTGTGTTGTGCCCGTGGCGCCCGATGAGGCACCAGATGCCGCGGCTTCTCGTTCTGCTGCTTCGCGCATGGAGCGTTCCAGAAAGGTTTCTTCTTCTACAGGATCTGACCCGAAAAAAGCATCCTCGTCTGCATAGTCATCAATATAATCCTCGGTGGTTGTACCGGATGTGCTGCCTTCTCCGTCGTAACCCAACTCGGTACCGGAACTTTGAGCGACAGCAGATGCCGCTTGCCCAAACGATTCCATAGTAGACCCGTCTTCGAATGTTGTCGCGACCGGGGCAGTTTGGACAGCTAGCATGTATGCTTCAAGATTGGTCTTTTGCATAGAAGGGTTTTGTTCAGCTATCCTGTTATATGCTTCAATGGCTTCAATGGCTTTTTGAATCTTCTTCGTGAACACATCAAAATTTCCATCGACATCGGCGCCGCCTTCCATGGCGCGCTCCATGGCGATAGGGCTATATCTGTGAAAATGTTTAATAACTTCCCAACGTGTGCTCTTCCAACAGGGAGTGTGTTTTTCTGCGTTTAGCCAGTCCCACCACATAACCGAATTTACAACCCTAGCTTTTACTATGGGATCTTCCGGAGGGAATGTTGGCCAGATCTGGCTGGTTACTTCTTCTGCCTTATCCACTGCGTCTGAGGCAGTATCTAATGCATCCCCAATGTCTCCAAATTCAGACATGCCGGTGGCGTCCTCTAATACATCGGCTGCATCGGAAGCGGTGTCGATCACCTCGCTAAGAGTTTCCCATGGGGTTTCTTCGGGCGGCAAGCAGCGGACATCCGGATCGTCATCATCACAGCGGAGTTCAAGCCCGAAATAGCCACTCCCCCAGTCCTGAACAGTGAACCCACCCTGCGCCATTCCAGCAGCGGGTAAAAAACTTGAAGCGGTTGGACTGTCAGCCACTTCGCCAATAACTGACGGCACTTGTGTTGCAGCCAAAAAATCTAACTCTTCGCGCATGCGTCCCGGGGGCTTTTGTCGCGATACTCTATAATCTTCATATCCGTGACCCATAGCCCCAAACGCTGGAACAATATTTTTGAATCCCATATCTATATAATCTCTTAGCGCTTGCACAAAATCAGCTTCCTCCATGGCGTTCGAACCGCGGTGGGAGAGTAGCGTGACTTCGCCGGTGGATTCATTTACTTCCACCGCCGATCGACCGTTGCGAGATAAGACTTGGCAAATCGACCAATCGACATTAGTAAAACAAGAATACGGGAAGGAATCTTTATAGCGAATCGATACAGAGCCCTCTTCGCCGTCGACTGTTGCAACGGTGTACTCTGCGCTAGGTATCCATGGATTTGTGAAGCCCAACTGTATGTGTGCTGCCTTTGCTGCGCGCATCATTGAATTCGTTAGATACTGTGCTTGACGGGCATATTTATTTTTATTTCCCGGCGACAGGTATCCCCAAGAGGGAGCCATGACCATTCCTTTTGCGCCGATGTCTGTTGCGGTGTCAACCATATATTCTACAAACTTTGATGCTTGACCCGGGTAAGGGGTGCCAGAAACATAAACTTGAATGCCGCCCATTGCGAACATTCTAGCATATATGTTTAATAAATCTCTGTCTACTTTATATGTTTTGCCGGAGGTTTGTTCAACACATTCAAACACCACATATTTCAAATCTGCCCAGAGCGCTCGAACGAGAGACATCAGGGGAGTTGGCATGTCACCGCTTGATAGAGAATCCCTACCAATAAAAATGCCCTTCTTATCAAAAGGGGATGCAATCGGATTTAAGGAACCATCCGGGTTGCGACCGGGGGCTAGCGGCGGGAGAGTAGAGATGCTCGACATAAAGTCGACCATACAATCAAAATCACAATCTGCTGGGAGCCCAAACGGATTAACCGGAAGAGCAGAAACCTCTTCTCCGCCCATGGCATCGCCTTCGGCGCCTTCAGCGGTTGTGTCTGTGGTGGGAGGGAAAGCTTCAGAAGGCGGGCATGAGCCGCCTTTCTTGATGGGGTTATTCTCCCGGGTAACAACCGTGGCTGTAACTGTTTCTGATTCATTGTCAACCATTACCACGTCGCCGCATTCTGGCATCTCAATATCTTGAGACGAGGCATAGTACGTTGGATGCATGTTGATCCAGAACCAGTGTTTCCCAGAGCTAGAGCCGCAGCCATATTCCTCGGGCGCCGGGATTCCTGCATGTAAAGTGGGAATCCTAACTTTCATCTTAACTGTTTCGGGCTTAGGCACTCCCAAGATTTCATCATACCAAGAGGTCATCCAGCTTGAGCCGCCGGCTGCAGCAGGATCTGTCTTATATACGTGCAACACGATGCCCTTTTGGGCGCCGGTCGGCTTGTTTTTCGGAATTGCAGACTCTTCAGCAACCTGCTTAAGCTGCGACATTAGACCGGTACGCTGATGTGAGGCGTTGGATCTTTTAACTTTTGTCTTGCTTGTCTTACCCGAGTTGAGTCTGCCCCAAGCTAAGTCTTTAAACGGACCTTTCTTTGCCATGTCATTAGGACTCCTTTATAAGATCGTATAACTTATCCTTATCCATATCGGTTAATGAAGCGGAATCGTCTGATGTCTTCTGTTTTAACAAGAGCCCAGAGATCTTGACTAACTGCTCGTTGGAGCGCTGTAGCGTTTCAACATATTTTGCAGCAGTGAGACCGACTTCGCGATGAGTTGAGTCTCCCTGCGCGAGAAACTGTACAACATCGTCAAGAAGCTCTTTCGTTATATCTCGATCGTCTCGGATATTGTCGATAGCTTCCTTCAAATAATCGTCGATTTCTTGTTTTTTGCTCACAGCTTGCCCTCATTCCAGTCTTTCTTAAAAGCTCTGTATTTTACCCTCATTTTATTGAGGTTATTAACGATCTGCTTTGTATTAAGACCGGTGATTTCCCGAATGTATAAATAAATAGCTTTCTTATTGAAAATTTCAATTGAATCCGGGTTATCTAACAGGATCTTTATTGCCTCTAAAACCTTTTTTTCATTAGTCTTAAGATTTTCGTGGTCCCAAGAGTCCATTTCTACCCAAAGTTTCTCCCAAAATTCTAGTTGGGTGCGCTTCGCGTAGTAGCCGTGATCAATTATGAGTTTTTCATCAAGATTCTGCCTGATCATGGCATCGTCGATCGGAATCTCGGTGCGCCTTGCCTTCGAGTTTTTCTTTATTTTAGCAATGAACCAGTTTTTTGTGATTACCGAAAAATAAGAAAAGGCTTTAGAGCCCTTCGACGGATCAAACTTTTGGATTACTGTTGTTAGCCATATTTTACATTCATCTCTGAGTACATCGATATTGGGCAATACTGTAAATCTGTAAGTGAAAACAATCTTGTCGACCATTTCGCTAAAAACTGGACCAATATAGGTGTTGTACAAATATTCTCTTTCGTCATAATCTGTGCTATTGTTGTAATCGATTATCGCCTGTTCGTGGACTTTCGTAAAATAGGATGTCTTCCTACGACGTTTCGCCATGCGCTACTTCTCCTTCTTCATTTTCAACTTCTTCAACTTCTTCTCCTAGGTTTTCATAACCTTCTGCAATTGTATATATTTCATCGAACTCGCCCAGCATTTCAGTGACCAGTCGGGCATGGCTTAATAAGCCTTGTAGTGTTTGGTCGCCGTAATAAGTCTCTAGAGAATGTACTGCGTCCACATGTTCTGTGAATTTCGTCAACACCTCATTCACTTCTCCTAAGTTGTTGGAAACAAAAAGTAATTTAGTTAAAACATTGCGAATGTACCAGACAGCTAGCACGTTAAGCGAAACCGAAACGGTCAATAAGACTATGATAGTTTGTAGTGTTGTCATTTTTTTTCCTCGTAATCTTTCGTGCGGAGCGCCTTCTTGTTCTTTGAGAGTTCTTCTTTGGCTTCGCGAATATGCTCCTCTACCAGTGCGCCAACTGGCTCAGAAGAGTGAACGCTCTGGTCGCGGGCGGCTTTGAGCTTAACGTAGGTGATAGCGGGAACACGGATCAGCGGGGCTGATCCTTCACACTTCTCACACTCTGTCAGACACTCCTTCATCGAGTGGACAGCTTCTGTTATGGATTCACACTGTTCGCAGCGGTACGTATATCTCGGCATAGCCGGCTAGCCTTCGACCGCGCTATCCTCTTCTGGTCCTGCGTCAGCGCGGAGGATCGGCGGGTTTGTAACCACCAGACCAGCGGCGTCATCAAAAACAAAGTTAAATCCCCTCAAGACCGGGACAATATCCGTCTGTGTTAGAAGCGAATTTTGCAACGCTAGCATGACCGCGCCCAAGGCTTGGTCCGATAAGTTTAATGTTTGATTTTTTGTAATAGTAGACATGTAGTTCTCCTTATAGTTCTCTTTGCCATCTTTCAATCATCTCATCTAACATAGATGAGAAAGTGTATTCGGGTTCCCAGCCCAAGATCTCTCGGGACTTCGATGAGTCGCCCTTGAGATATTTAAGTTCTTCTGGTCGCATGTACTTGGGGTTCTGTACAACGTAGTCCTCATAGTTTAGCTCTAACTTAGCAAACACGGTTTCTACCAGATCCCTTACAGAGTGGGTTTCGCCGGTTGCAACAATAAACTCTTCTGCAGTTGGGTGATTTAGGATCATGTGCATCGCGCGGACATAATCTTTCGAGTGTCCCCAGTCACGATACGAATCTAAGTTTCCAAGCTCAAGCTTGTCTTTGAGCCCCTTCTTGATCTCCACAGCCGTCTTCACGACCTTATTGGTGACGAAGTTAGTGCCGCGGCGTGGGGACTCATGATTAAACAGGATCCCGTTGCATGCGTGTAGCTGATAGGCATGCCGGTAGTGGCGCACCAAGTTGTATCCCATGACCTTTGCGCAGCCGTAAGGACTGACAGGATTCATGGGTGTCGTAAGGCGTTGTACTCCATCGGCATCAACCGAGTTTCCGAACATCTCCGATGAACTCGCTTGGTAGAAGCCGGAGTGGGGTACCGTTGTGCGATAGACTTCCAGCATATTCAAGACGCCGAGGGCGTTCGTCTGGATAGTAAACGATGGCATATCGTAGCTCACCCTTACGTGACTCATTGCTCCCAAGTTGTAAATCTCGTCGGGTTGGACAGACTTCATGATTCTTGACAACGACGGGTAATCTAATAAATCTCCGTAATGTGTCGTAATCTGACCGGTCAAGTGCCGGAGGCGGCTGTCCTGATTCTCTGCGACAGATGAACGACGGATGATCCCGTGGACCTCGTAGTCCTTCTCAAGTAAAAGCTCGGACAGATAGCTTCCGTCCTGTCCGGCGATGCCCGTAATTAGTGCTTTCTTTTTGCTCATCTCAACTCCTTGTAGTATCCGCCGACAGTGAAAGAGGTTCCGCGAGTAGCAGAATTCTTTGCTGTTGATGGGTTGTATATTTTAAGTGGTAAAATTCTAAAATCAAATGAGACGCGGGTGTGCCCCGAGTCGTTAATCATGTTTCCGTGGTCACATGTGTTTCCGTTAAAGATCGTAAACTCGCCTTGCTTCATTTCCATTGGCGCGAAGTCGCCTAAGCCCGGGACAGATTCACACCATGTTGCATTCGTGCCGAACATATCGGTTATCGCAATCTGAAAGTTGATCTCTCCCTCTGGGTGATTGTATCCCGGCTGCGAATCGCGATGGAATTCTGGCACTGCCCAGTTGCCCACCAAGTGAACTCGGAACGTGGGCGTCTTCTGGACAATAAAGTCGCGGCTACCAAAGATTGGCACTACAATATCTTCGATAAAACGATCATAGGCGCCATGGAACTCCAGCCAACCTGTACGCAGCTTATCATAAAACCGGTCATGAAGGACGGTGTTGGAATTATTTTCCATAGTAAACGGTGCATAATTATAGTGTTCGTGAAGATTCTCTAAATCTTCAGTACCCAGCGCCTCGCATACCAATGCGCGCAATGGATATTTCTCAACATCATATTTCTCTACTCTCATGTTTCTTCCTCGATATAAGTTTTGTCTTTCTCTACGCCGAAGTACGGACCAGTTTTGAACTCATACAAAACGGTGTTGTCCTCAAGAACCTCAAAACTGTGTCCGCCGCGAAACACAATTGCCGCGTCACCCTCTCTGAGTTCTGTCTCATAGATCAGTTTATCATCGACATCCCAGAAACGAGCAGCCACACGACCCTTGAGAAAAACCCAAGCCTCCTGAGTAATGTCCGTAGTTCGGATTAGTTCGTTGTGCTTGTGTGGAGCAAACGTGGTGCCCTTTGATAGTTGCTTTGTGGCGCATTGTAAGTATTGGTCGCCCGGACTGAGGTCGACCCGATCAACACTGATATCTTCCTTGCGGTTAATGACCAAAAGTAACATCGACGGATCGACGGCTGAGTGAACGTGTATCATCATTATCTCCTGTAAAATTCCTTTATTGTTTCGCAGACATACATAATCTGATCTTCTGTGAGTGCTGCAAACGATGGCAGACACACGCCATGATTGTATGTGTCCTCTGTCGTTTTAAAATGTTTAGGATCATGTCGTTCATCGGCAGTCCACAGACCAAAACACGGCTGCAGGTGAAGCGGATAAAAGAATGTCCTAGGCTCCACATCGTTTATAGATAGGAAGGTCATTAAATAGTTGCTTTTCTGTTCAAGAGTGCGTAAAATAACACGAAAAGGGATATATGGTTCAACTTCGGGTTGCGGCGATAGAAGCTCTATTTGTTCCACGTCGGCTAATGCTTCTTTATAAAGGTTATAATTCTTTTGCTTCTTCTCAATAATCTCAGGCAACTTCTTGAGTTGGGATAAACCAATTGCTGCCTGAATATCATTTATTCGAAAGTTGTAGCCGATCTCTGGGTGTTGGAAAGTGCCGCGGTGGAGGCGCCCTTGGTTTCTCAAGTAAAGCAGCTTGTTATAAATCTTTTCATTGTTGGTTGTCACAAACCCTCCCTCGCAAGTAGTGAGAGTCTTGTCTGCGAAAAACGAGAAAGAGCCTGTAGTGCCGAAACTTCCACAGCCTTTGCCAGCCCATGAGATTCCGAGAGCTTGCGCGGCGTCTTCTATGATCAGCAGGTCGTGTTCTTTCGCGTACGCCGTGAGAGCCGTCATATCCACAGCAAAGCCATAGAGGTGAACTGGCATGATTGCTTTTGTCTTCTCAGTTCTCACGCGCTCGCAATCTTCTAAGTTAATCTGAAGATCGTGTTTATTTATGTCTACAAATACAGGGCGGGCACCAACCATTTCAACAGCGTTGGCGGAAGCAATAAAAGTGAAGTCTGGTACTATGACTTCATCGCCGGGACCGATCCCCATAGCTCGTAAAGCAAGATATAGAGACAGAGTGCCGTTAGGTGCAAAGACTCCGTACTTGCTTCCAATCAAGTCTAATAACTTTTCGCTAAATTCTGCTGCTTTTGGACCTTCTGTAATCCAGTTATCTTCAAAACAGCTTCGAATCGCCTCGTACTCTTCCATACCGATGTACGGCATGAACTGTGGAACTTTCATGCTCCATACTCCTGCTTATATGATTGCACATGGTCACTACATATACCCGCGCATTTCTCTAAGTCTTGTTTAGAATATAACACACTTTCGGGCATAACACAAATTGTTTTTTCATTTAATGGTTGACCCGGGTAAGCCCAGATGTGCCCAGAGCTTGTTAATGTGTAATCGTCGCTTTGGTGCCAGAACACTGTCCAGCCCGGGGAGCTAACAAAATAGGTATATGTCGCTAAGTCTTTGGCATGGATATACAAATGTTCTCGGCGCTCTTCGAACCATTCAACGGGCAATTTATATTCCCCATAGTCGTGACCCATAATGAACTCGTCGAGCATATTGCCCTTTCTAACGTCTATTTCGGCGCAGAAGCCTTCTGACAGGGCTTTGTCGATATAGGCGGGGCTATTCTCCAGTTCGGGCTTAGGACCGGCTGTGTTGCCTCTGTGAGCTATGTAAATCATCTTCTGGTACTCGGCAATACAAAGGGTGAACACTCGAATGGGGATATCGGCTCCGGAGGTATACACTCGCAGCTAGTAGATGTGACTTCTAAGATTCCTGTCTTGGAACAAGCTGACTCACACTCTTCTATTGCTCCAGCGCTCACCTTGCATGTTGAGAACAGCATGCCGGCGACGATTGTTAAGCAGATAAATGCTATTGACTTGCCAACAACAGAGGTTATCGTTTGAAACAGCACAAGATCTGATTCTGGGGACGATTCTTTCATTGGGATAACCCTCCTTCAAGGCGCCGGATAAGCTGAAAATCTTCTATTTCCCAGAAGCTGAACTTAAATTTATCTAGCATATTTTCTTTTTCGATATGATACGGGATAACGTCGTGGTTTGACATGCGACAGTTGCCGACATAAATATACTCAGGTACCTTGCGAACCAAATCCGCTGTGGTGTCCATGACTTCTGAGCCTCCAAAGAGCCAATATTCTAATACGCCTTCGACGGGCATGCCCTTTTCGTTGAATGTGTCAAAAATCGTGCCCTTCTCGTGACGCCCGCACCAAATGTTGTCGCGATCGAACTGACCAAAATCCAGAGGATGGAGCCATGCCACATCGAATCTGGTTGTCATGACGTAATCGTACTTGAATCCGTGCTCTTTTTCGTACGCGGTCTTCAGCGCCAAGACCTTCTGGTTAGAATACCACCGGCTCATGATTGAGTGGAAATGCCGCGGAACATCAGAGTGTACCCTCTTATTAAATTTATTCGCCAATGAATCAAAGTCAATTTGTTTTTGAACAGTATAGCTTTTGGGATTGTAAAGCGCAACCAGTTCTTCCTCGGCTTCGGTGCTCCATGTGTGAAAAAAGACATCAACTGCCCGGGCAGGAAGGTTAATAATATTGTCCTTGAAATATTGTACTGCCAGTTGCCAATCAACGGGGAGCCCCTTGTCGTTCTTTCCGCCGGCTAGCCCATTGAAACACAGCGCGACTCTCACTCTGCCGCCTTAAGTATATAATCTATTGACACGTCATCGACATGTTGTACTTCTTGTACACGGGCGCCTGTTGCTCGGGCAGATTGCAGCCCCACTGTTGAATCCTCAAAGATGATACACCGGTCGGGCTCCATACCCAAGCGAACCAAAGCTCTGATATAGGGCTCTGGGTGAGGCTTGGCGTTATTAACGTCATTGTTCGTAATCAAAGTGTCCAAATATTTTGTAAACCCCAAATGGTCCAGTAACATGCGCGTTGAGGCGCCATTGGCATTTGTGACAATCGCGATCTTCCTGTTCATTGCTCTGAGCTTTTCGAACATCTCTATTTTATCACGATAGTCGTTTGGATTCAAAGTTAACATCATCTCGTTTGCAATTTTCTTTTTCGCAGTGTAGATTTCTTCGATTTGTTCTTCATTAACCTTTCCGGCTGCCACGAATTTCTGCAGCTTGGCTCTCGTAGTAATGGTAGAAGACATAATCTCCCACTCGTTCGGGTGTGTGAGAAACACGCCGGCTACGGCATGGAGCGCCGCTTTCAAAGAAGACACTTGTATCGCCGTGGTGTCGACCAGAACTCCGTCAAAGTCAAAGATGAAAGCGTCAATCGTCACGGCTTCTTCGCCTTAAACCAAATCCAATATTCGTGCGCGTTGTCTTGCCATGACCATGTGATTTTGTACTCGATGTCAACAAAGCCTATCTTTTTCAAATCTGAAACCACATTTGCTGGATCTGTGATTCTAACATCATTAAAGCTGTTTGTAGAGCTAGCATCTGTTTTGTTTTCGTGGTAGAGTGCTTGTCCTGCGACTTTGTTCATCTCGATGCCGCGCGTACCGGCGGTGGAGCCCAAGCCGGCTTCTTGCTTATCTGCAGTTGCAGTGGCAATTTCGGGGTTGTCGAACCCCATCTGAAAACTAAATATGCCGCCGGGTTTGAGGATGCGATAAATGTTCTCTTTGATATTGTAACGAGTAGAATGAACACAAATGTGCTGTAACACAATCGTTGAAAAGACTACATCGTAATGATCTGACGGAGCTATTCCGACATCCATTCCGCTTGAAACATAAAGTTTCGTGTCCAGATCGGTTTCGGTGATGGCTTCTACTGGGTGAGTATAATCAATATGCACATCCGATTGGTCCACAGGGTACCCGGCTGCGGCTGCTGCTTCCGCGGAAGCTCGCGGATCCGCGAAGTGTACGCCAGCCTGATCGCACACCAATAGTGCTGTGTTGATCACATTGTGAGCAGAAATATCACAACCAGAAACCTCACACACGCGGTGGGCATGCTGTCGTATCCAAACAATATTGCGACCAGCGCCACAGCCGAATTCAAACACACGCGCGCCGTTGAAGCGAGAGTCGACATTCATGTTCATAAGCAATGTTTTCACATATTCGGGATTGTCGCTGTGACCGCCATGGTTATAGACGCGCATGCCGCCGGCGGCATCGTCATAAAACTGACGCTGCATGTCACGATACTCTTTTAACTTCTCGTCCACCGGTTATTTCCTCGGGTGGTGCGCTAAATAATGATTCAAGTCTTCGGGGGTGCCGAGACCCCACATTCTGTCAATGTGGAAAACCTTAATCTTCTGGCTGTCTTCGCATGCCTGATTGTATACCGGACAAACATAAAACTCGTTATTAGTTCGGACATCACGTTCAATCATCTGCTCAGCGTACTTGACATAATCAGAACCCTTGCGGAAATAGTAAACTCCCGCTGTCGCGATATTACTAATGGGATTCTTCTCTGCAACTTCTGTGACAAAGCCGTCCTCTCCAAGTTTCGCGAAGCTCCACTTGGGATGAGTTGCCTCAAACGTGAGGATGCCGCCATCAACCTCGTCGGCTACCATAGAGTACATAAACTCGTTGCTGTCCCACTCGAAAACCTGATCGGAGTTTGAGATGACCAGAGGCTCATCGTTATTAATGAACTCCTTGGCTAACAGCGTAGTGCATGCCGCACCTTCAGTGATACCATCTACCTGTACAATCACACAGTCTGGTGAGATGAGGTTTAATAATTGCTGCAGGTTATACTTCTCATAATGAGACTTCTGTACAATATAAATGTGACGAGCCTCAATGTTAAGGTTCTCCGTCACCAGTTGAATCATGGGCTTGCCGTTGACATCGATAAGCGGCTTCGGGAAAGTGTACCCTGCCTTTTCAAATCGACTTCCGGCACCCGCCATTGGAATTAATACGTTCATTTTGCCTCCTTGCCATGGTGTAATAATTTTTTGAGATTTAAAGTTGTGTTCGATGGCGCCCTTGACCTTTTCATAGGTTACGTCATCAGGATTGCGAACGGCACACAGAGATGCTCCGGAGCTTAACGCTGCCTTGCGTCCGATATGAGAATCCTCCACGATAAGGGTGGACTTGGGACCAATGCCAGCCTTAATCATACATTTGAGATACATCTCGGGACTAGGTTTTGGAGCCTTGACATCTTGATTGGAATAAATAAACTCAATATATTCCAAGAGCCCCTTCTTCAGAAGCATCATCTTGACCGACTCTCTGATAGAGTTCGATGCGCAGCAAATCCGATAGCCGTCTTCGCGAAGGCGTTTAAGCACATCGCGCATGCGTGTGTCATACTCCATCTCCTCAGAGATGATCTTGTAAGTCATTTCTTGCTTGCGCTGCCACACGGTATTGTGTAACTCCTTCGGCAAGCCTTTATTCTTTGTGAGCATGTTCAGCTTCTTCGATGTGGGCAGTCCGTCGTATGTCGACAGGTGCTCAGCACGATTCACAATGTACTTTCCGTCCACTGAAGCCAAAGCTCTGTTCAAAGCCTCGTAATGAAGCTCGCGAGCATCAACGAGGACGCCATCTAAATCAAAGATGACTAAGATTTCACTATTATCTACCATTATTGTCTTCCTAAAAATATTTTCTCAAGTCTATGAGTTTCTTGATAACCGGGATCATAGCAGTATCCCTGAATGGATAGCTCTGACAAATCATAGCCTTCCATATTTAAAACCATTCCCCAAACGCGTTCCATTGCTTCGGATTGTCGTTTGGTTGTTGGGCGAATCTTATCAAAGCCAGCAGCCTTGAGTTTATCCAGCACGCTGCGCTTACACATTAACATTGGACCAAAAAGAGCAGCAAACTTGTGCGAGAGTTCTGGACGATAAGTAGTCTTTGATAGAAGTTGCGTATTCGCCCAGTTGTATGTTTCTTCATATACAAACCCATTTTCTCCGGTTGGCACCTCTGCAGGAGTCCAGCCAATTCCATTCCACGAACGAAAATAGCGTAAAGCCACGACGTCCCGATCCAGAAGATCTAGAAGACCGTCTTTGATCAACATAGAATCATGAAGAAAATAATAATAATCGTAATCAGGATATTTCTCATAAGTGTACCAAATGTTTCCAGTTGTAAGGCTGTTGTTATTAATGTCTTGAACCGTGGCGCCCAGTGATTCAACCCGCTCATAATAAGACTTATCTTCAGAGCCGCTGTCAACTACATGGATAGGCGAGTTGGGGTGGTGCTTTCGGATGCTCTCAACACAGGAGAGCACTACCGGATTGTTCGGATCGTATTTGCACGTAATCGAGAACAGGTGACTCAACGGTATTTCTCCGGAGCAGTGTTCTGAATAATCTTGTTATATAAAAGGATGGCGTTGGTGGGACCAAGCGACATTATTCTGGTTAATTTATCACGGTACCGGGAGCCATAGAAGCCATCATTACGCCAGACTCGCATAAGAATACTGTTGTCCCTGTCGCGGTAAATGCGCATTTGATCCGGCATGCCAAGACCCCAGCCGCGGGAAGATTTGCCCAAGCTGTTATCATTGTCCCACACATCATTTACCTGTAGTTCATAGCCGGCTCTGTTTGCCATCAGACCCCACAATGATTGCTCGTTGAGCCCCTGTTCCATCATTGGGTTTTGGATAACGTCAGCGTCAAGAGATACTTTATAAATATCCTCGATGACTTGCTGGTAAGGACCAGTGGCTTGCCAGCCAAGGACGGCTGCAAATACTTGAAACTTCCCAGCTTCTTCTTCTGTCAGCCCCACGCCCTTGTGATAGTTGGCGCTGGTACGATGATCATTCCTCCATCGCTGATCTGAAGAAAAGAACAGCCCATCTCGGGCGATGACCTCAAAGACTTTTCCGACGTTAGTAAACGGAGCAATGCCAGAGTCGACCCAAAGGATGTTCTTTCCATATTCCTGAGCGTGACGGACTGCTCCACATTTCCACACATGATTGCGGCTTTGACTGGTTTGTTCGTCAGTCATACAATCAGTGTAGCCCTCGTAAGGCTCTTCCGGAAATTCAACCACTTGAGTCTTCGGATACTCGTTAATGATTTCTTTTTCTTCATCTGTCAGACCAAGATTAAAAACAATAATCTGATCGACAACATCGTCAGAGAAGCACAAAATATGCTCTATCATAGTTCTGCCGGAAATGAAGTACTCGCCGGAGTTGTTAAACGCTGTTGCAATGATGTTGTTGTACATTTCTATCCCCTGTATGCTCGAACAGATGTGATGTATCCGCCGGCGCTAAACTCAATAATGTCAACGACAACAAGGTTCTCTTGCCCTTCTGCCATGATTTCAATCTCTGCTGCACAGGTGCGAGCATCAGCATCAAAATGCAGGGCGATAGGGCGGATGACTATTGCTGAGACGTTATCGAAGATCTCCTTATTCGCTCGCAGGACCGCATGAGAGCCAACCCATGTGCCATCCCAATCACGAAGATAAACGTTGGAAGAGTAAAGTGCCTCCAAGCGGTCTAAATCCATCGATGAAAATGCATCAAAGTACTCAACAACCCGTGTGTATAAATCTGTTTCTTGCATTGTATTCTCCTTAATACCTTTGTCCTGAAACTGTTTTGTTTTCGTCTTCTCTTTGGTCTTTCCTGTTTGGTCCGACGATTGAGTGGAAGATGTGTGCAACGAAGGCTCCGTGGGCGTCGATAAAGGGGATTCCTTGATGACGCTGGGCTGCTTGGATTCCCCAGAAGCTAAGATTCCACGTTCGATTCGGGTCAGAACCTTCGAAGCTAAGGTTGCCGAATGTGTCGCCATCCATATAATGACAATTGAAATCTGATCTAACCGTGTGTGATACAAAACGTGCCCTCGGATCTGTTGGTGTAGTAAAATCTCCCCTTAGTGCCTTGCCAAGCGCCTCCGGGTCACCGTGCCAGATATCTGCCAAGACCCTTACAGAGTGTTCCGCGGTACCTAGGGAATCTGCGTAATCACTACCAAAATAAAAAGTGATATCATCTGCGGGAACAAACTCCGGGCGCTGTAGATATTCCATAATCTCGGGCTTTTCTACATATTCCTTTGCGTTCGCAGTTGGCGGAGTGAAGATGAAACGAGTGTTAGAGTCGGTAACCGAGTCAATGGCGTCCATGGCTCTCATGAAGTTAACAGAAATGCCATAATCAGACTTGAGCATTAATACACGCTCCGGCTTGACTTCACTACAATGCGAAGTTAGATAAAGCATATCCTGCCCAAGAGTCTTTCCGTCGCTCTTGGGCAGAATCTCGATCTTATCAAAGTGGTGTCGAAGCCTGTATTTGGTGATAAGAGCGAGTAGCTTCTCGTTAGAGAGGGTTTGAGGATGAGTGTTGTAGATGTACATCACATCGAACTTGTAATCGACACTTTGCTCTGCCAAGGAGTTGAAGCAAATGTCAGCATGCTTCTCTCCAAGCGTTGCGTGAGTGTTGAAATAGCAAATTCTCACAGGATTACCTCATGATATTGACCTTTCGAAACAATGATATTGCAATCCATCATTTCTTCGATGGTAGCCTCGTCTAAAGGAAGCTGAAATGAACTCCGCTCCGGATGGATACGGGCGCGTAAATCTAAAATGTTTGGGCGCTTGCCGCCGGTCATAGCAACACCGTCCATAATATGCATAACATACTTTCGGTCTGTAGCCATAATTTGGTAGCCGTCGTTCTTGGAGCGCTCAATGCCCTTGACCTCGTACTCCCAGCAATCCTCGTTCGGGATAAGATATTTCATAAGGTAATCCTTATTCCAGATGTTGAATCGCAAAGCAAGCCGATAGCTAGCATCTTGTGTTAACTCGATTATATCATACTCTCCGCGATTTTCAAGCAAATTATTGCTCCGCTGAGATGGACCGGGCGTCAAATCAACTCGACCAATCTTCGGGTGAAGGCGGCTAACCAAATCGTCGTAAATCTGAGTTTCGAATGGTCTCAGAAAGAACTCATTTTCCAACATGTGTACAAAATACTGATCCTCAATGCCTTGGAAATAATCGATGTGATCGTTTGTCCAGTATTTGAGACCGCGCTGTTCTCCCAATGAGACAAACTCATAGTTTGAAGGGAGGTCGAACTCAGGATGCTCGAATCCTACGATTATAACCTTTTGGTTGGGAGACCAAAACTTGTTTAACAAGAAACTGAATGGTCTTAAGATATGTAAGTAATCATTTGATGTAAAAACGTATACGTTTAAATCATTTGACATGTCAACCTCTAATAAAATATGTTACGATGGAATTCTCAATGGGTTTCGCGTTCCAGAAGGCTCGCAGCCCATACCTTTCGCATAGTTGAGACAGAGTGTCTTTGCTGAAGTAATATAAATGCTCAGCGGGCTTAATGTGTTTCCACTTTACGCCTTCATTAATATAGTTTTCACACTCGATGTCGTGAGTACCAAGTACAAGACAGCCCTTCGGAGCTAATCTTTTTACCATCTCTTCCACCAGCAGTTCTGGGCGAGGGACATGCTCGATAGTGTTAAAGCACATGATGACGTCGAATGAGTTTTCGCCGTATTTCTCGATGGCGCGCTTCTCTATGGAAACTCCATACCTCTCTCTGCCCTCATCAATGTCTTGCTGGTTCGGGTCAATGCCATATGCGTTCTTAAATCCGGCTTGCTCAGCGGCTTTCACCAAGAACCCCATCGAACAGCCGACATCCAGAAAGCGACCGGTGGGTTTAAAACGCAGCCCGGGTGGAAGCAGTCGATAGAAGCTCTCCAGATACCGAATGCGTTCCGCGGAGATCATTTCAAACTCTTCAAAGCGCTCGTCAATGCGACGTTCACCAATGCTGGTTTGGTAGTCTCTCCAATAATCTCCTGCGTACTTGTCAGCCCAATGGTCATTGGGCACAGGGGGGTGTGAGGCAACAAGCCCGCACTCTCGGTTTGAACATTTTACGATATCAAGCTTCTGTTTGCCGCGGCGGGATGCTGGCAGAGACTTAAACTTGTGGATCACCTTGTGGCGTTTGTAACCACACAGCAGGCATCCGCTTTTTTCAGTCCTATCCTTCATTTCCATACCATGTATTTTTACCGGTTGTAACCGCTTCATAGATTGTGTTCCATAGATTATATTTGTTCAAGATCAAATCTCGGGCTTCAGTCATAGCCGGAATGTGATCTTCAAAGCTGTCGTTCTCAATCAGATTCACGATGCGCTCGATTTCGTTGTGGTCGCGAGCATCGAAGGGAATATATGACCCTTCAGGAAAGAACTCATGAGTGTTTGAGATTCCGGGTGCAACATTGTAAACAGGCAAAGTCCAAGATAGTAATGTATCTGTGAACTGTGTTGCGAAATAATTTGGGTAAGTTCCATTGTCGAATGCCAAGCAATATTTATAGGTCTCTAGTGTATTATACTTGTCATCGTCTTCAATTTCAAGTACAAAATCTGTTAATTCGGGTAATCTTCTGATGCGACCAAAGAGGTCAAACTTATTGCCGTGAGATTTCTGGAAAGCTTTTACAAATTCCACTCTGTCGCGCATTCCCGGGAGCCACGTCTTTTCGGATACGGTGCAGGACATGCCTTTAGATTTCTCTTGCGGCTTCAGTCTAATTAGTTCATCATAAGTTTTTGTATACCCTGCTCTCTCACAATACCAGAAAGTTGAAAAATATGAATCACCGGTCAGAAACGAAAAATGACGGATTCGAGGATCCATCGGTCCCATCCCCAAGCCTACGCCTCGGGGCTCTCGGCTGAAATAGAGCGTCCGAGTCGGGTCGGGCGTGGCGGAGTCAGTTGCTTCTAAGATTATGTAATAATCTGCATCATTAATATCTGTGGTTGCCGACATGTCTTTCCAGACCCCCTTGTTCCCCGGGGTCTGCATGCGGGCGCGATCAAAAAGCTCGTTCTGGCTCATATTATCCATGCCGCGAGATGGCATAAAGTAAATTTTAAAACTCATGATTAATCACTGTGTTTATAGTTAAATGTTTTTAGCTGTTCTTCCCACAACTGCTCAAGCTTATAAATCTGCAGCGTTGTATATTCGTCTTTATAGCTGACGCGGTTCGGGTTAGCGTTCTTGTTGACATAGGACAAGGCATCGCCAGAAACACATTTGATGTTATTGCGCCTGCACCACGCCTCCATATCATGTTCAAGATTCTCAAACCTTAATATATTTCCCATATTCGGTATTAGCTTTCCCTGCTTCGTGTATATCTGTGCAAATAAGTTTCTTTTAAAAGGCGGAATATGCCAGTCTTTCTCTGGATCAAGATAATGTTCTACAAAATCGTGGAAAGTGGCTGTCTGCATTATGTGATTGCAGTTTGCCCAACCAACAGGATTCTCCGGAAGAGCGCCGTATTTATGTGACGGAGAACACCCTGCTGCGCTCCAATAAGAGTGAAATAAGTCAAATGGGTTTCTTACGATCGTAACGTAATCTATATAGTCCTTCTCTCGTATGTACTTCGGTGAGTACTGCCTGTGGTACCAAAGTTGTTTTAGGTCAGGGTTCCGCACATAAAACGTACTTGATGGATCCCACATATTCACCTTAAAGCGATAAGGAAAGGAATGCGCCTCATTTTGAATCTGCCGGGTTCCGCTCAATATGCCGGCATCGATTACTGCATTTTTAAAAAATGTGCCGCCGGTCTTGGGGATGTGAATAAACAACCACTTAGTATTCATAGTCAAGTAACTCGATGTCTTTACTGTATCTTATCGCTACCCGATCTCGGAGATCATCAGTATAGTAATCTTTGTAGGAAGCGGAGTTCGAGGAAACGTTAATGTTTTGAAGCTCATTCTTGATGTTGATATTCGCACAAAGATATTCCCACTCCCTCTCAATGTTCTCAAGCTTGCCGATGTGATCTACGAACACCTTACCGCGGTGGCTGATAAAAGTATGCTGTGAGCGGAAATGGTCTTCTGCGAATTTATCAGGGATCATACAGACTGCTTCGGCAAACTGTTCGAAGGTCATATCGGAGAAAAACAAGTCTCCATAATTCTTTACCAGCATTCGGTGAACACCGTTTTCATAGAAGTCGTTTGTGTCCCCAGAAGCCAGAATCTTATTTTTATAGCAAGAGACGAGGCGATCCCATGGATTGCGAACTATGGCAAACTTTAGATAATCCCACGATTGTGCAGTTAGCATCGCATGTTTCGGCGCAATTGGCCAGTTGGCAGCATGCATTGCTTCGAACGATTGCAGGTCACTAAAGACGTCCTGCCGGGCTTCAGCACTAATGTCAACGTTGACCCCGAACTGAGAAGCAAGAGCCATCTTGAGACTACTGCAAGCGACCTTGGGTATAAATGTGTATACAAAACGCTTCTCGGGTGAGATAATGCATGTCGAAGGATACGTGCCTTCGGTCGGCGATAGCGTAGCGTACGGGGGCTTTTGGCGGATCTCCGCCTCTGTGCGGATTTGAAGTTCGTTGTCAATCTTGTGGTCGTTCAGTGGGTTTGCCACATTATAAACGTACAGAGGTTCTGAGACATAGTGGCTCTTCGGACCTGCCATTTCCAGCATCGGGAACATGAAAGCCAAGTCCCATGCCATTCTGTAAAAGTTGCCATCTGTGTCTTGCAGATCCTTTACATCAATACGGCGCCAAAGGTCGTGTTTAAACGTACGCAAGTGGGAAGCTTGCCATGGCGCTCGTCGTAATATACTCTGCTGAATCCATGTCGGAGGGATCTGTTTAGCAAACTTTCCTTTCTTGCCGCCGGGGTATTCGGCGTAGCTTCCATAAGTCATTCGACAATCAGCGTTTTGGTATATCTGATTCAAAGTGTGTAAGACGTCTTTGCGGGACAGCCAATCATCACCGTCAAGAGTTACAATGATGTCTTCGGCATCTGGTTCGGAAAGCTTAATACCATCATAAATGTTTTTGAGAGCGTATGCCTTCTCTTGACACTGCACAAAGATAAAGCGAGGATCGTCTCCGATTTCCTCGCGTACAATTTCGGCAGTGCCGTCTGTTGACATGTCATCCAACAAAATACATTGAAAGTTGTCATATGTCTGTGCCTTCACAGAACGAAGGCAAATCTTAATCCACTTTTCTACATTGTAAAACGGGATAACGATCTTGAAGTGGTTACCCATTCATTATCTCCTTAACTGTTTGTGAGATTTCCTCTCTCTTAGCGCGCATCAAGTTAATCAGTTCTTCGCCTTTGAGGGAAAACCATGGCTCTTTGGTGGCGCCGATATTTTGATTTGTAAGAACAGCCATTCCCATCATGCGCGCCTCGACTGCAATCCTAGAAAGTGTCTCGGGAGTCTGTGGGAAAAATATCAATCTCTTACAGGCTGATAGGTTTGTTAAAAATTCATGATACGCGGCGGGGGCGATGAGCGCATATTTGATTTGCTTTGCTCTACAATATCTCACAGCGCCGGCGGTATTCTTGTGCCAGTTGTCCGTTTGCATGATGGCGCACACATCTGCTTTCTCTTGACATGCCAAGGTACTCATAAGGTCTAAGCTTTCTTCAGACCACAGGTTGCCACCCAAACTCTTAATCGTATCTAAGTTTAAATTCTTTCGGACAATGCCGGCGTGGAATTCTGACTGGCATAAGACCGCTTTTGCGTTCTTGTAAAAATCATAATTAACGATATCCGACTGGGGAGCTTTATAATCCTCATATTGCGCCGGGTTTCTGCTCTTTACATATTTATGATCATGCTCATAGATGATGTAGTTTGCCCTTTCCAGCAAGTAGGTGTAGCTCTGGTAAGAAAGCTCTAAGAAGTTGGAAACAATAAAGAAATCCACCAAGTTGTTCGCGATTATGGCAGGATCTAAGTTCCGGCTCTTGACCTTCATGACGTGATAATCATTTTGGAGAAGTTTAATAAGTTCGTCGTTGTTAACTTCCCCACCGCCGGGGATCTCGTCAGCGAAGTAATCAGCTACAAACGCTATTGTTGGCTTTTTGCTCATTCATCCTTTCCTTAAACTCTTCGTTGGACTCTACGTGTCCTTCTTCAAACCACATAACATCGCCATGCTTATTTCGCAGGACAGCATATGAAATGTGATCGGTATAGATATGGTGGATGCGAACTTCGGTTATAACTCCAAAGCCAGCATCTCTTCCCAAGAAGCCTTCAGCATAAGCCTCATACCATCGAACAAACTGCCCAACGTTGTATTTGTTATTCGTGTTCTTCAACGCCAGCCTCAAGCTCTGTAAGCCATGCGTCGATGTCTATATTCTGTTCGCTAGCGAATGCTGCGCAGAAATCTGTATACAGTTTTTCGGGCGTAAAGGTTTTGAGAAGATGCTTCTTGAGTCTAGACGCCTGCCCCAAGTGGCGACTGTGGTTGTTATAAAGATCCCGCATCTGCTTCTTGGCGCTCTTCTCCTGCGGGTCACACCACTGAGAGCCTTTCTGGATTACGCCTTCCCACACCGTTTCATCAGGAACATCAACCATGTTATAGTCGACCCTAAGAAAGTGTGGGCGCATCTTGTTGCTTTTCTTGCTGCTGCTCGGGGCTGATAGGAAATCTACTTGCCCACTCCATGCTGGAGCAATAACAGGCAAGCCGCTATATGCCGCTTCGAAGATTGGAAGCCCGAAGCCTTCGCCGTGGGTCAGAGTCAGCAGCCCCTTAATCTTGGGATGCAGGTAGAGACTGTGAAGCTCTTGCTCTGACATATGCCCATGAAGCAGGTGAATCTTGCACTTGCGATCGGGATATTCCTCCAACATACCGGCTAGCTGCTTCAGGACAAAGACGCGATCCATATTTGAGGTATTCATGTGGAAGACCTTCAACACCAAACCAACATCTTCGTCATCATGAAATTCTTGGATAAACCAGTTCAGCGTGTTCTGTACATTCTTGCGCGGACCCCACTGAGCTACACACACAAAGTTAAAATCTGTGCTTAGTTCCAAGCCCAAATCAACCGGTTCGATATCCTTGACCGGATAGTTTATCGCAATGATGGGGATTTCGACTTGTGCCACACCTGTCTGCTGCTTTGTCTGCTGATCCATAATGCCATATTTCGTATTTTCGAAGACCTCTTTCGAGTGATTGGAAACAACAATGATACGATCCATCTCGCGAGACTTCTCAATCCACTGTGGAGCTACGGCTGTGGTTTCAATGCCAGCAGTGTAGCCGACATTAATCGGTGCAACCTTCTTCCACTCGTTCGGGATAGTAATCTGCAGCGACATATCATACTGACCGCCTTGCTGATTATACTTTACTGTCTTATGGAGAGCGTTATCAATCCACTCTCTTTCTTCGTTATCATCATGAATCCAGCCGGTTTGTCCCCAACTGGTCGTGTGTAGATAAATGTCGTATTGGTCTTCCTGTGAACGTAAAGCTCTGAGGGCAAATCGCGTCTGCTCTCCATAGCCCGACAAGGTAAGTGCGGGACCGATTACGATAACCTTTTGGCGATTGTCACTCATAGCTCAACATGCTCCCATCCTTTGTAATTCTTTCGACCTTCTGGGTGGTTCCAAGAGCCGTGCTCTTCATAAACCTGTTCTAACAAGGCAACCCAGCGATCGTTAAACCCTTGAAAATTATAGTTTTTCAATGCGTAGTCTCTGCCGGCTAGCCCAATCTTTGAGCGTTCAGCAGAAGACATCTCATAAATCTTCTTCAAGGCATTAATAAAATCGTCCTTGCTGATTCGGTCTTCATAAATATATGGCACCTCTTGAGAACCGATAACAGCTTTCGATGAGGGCTCAATCCCGATGCCAAACCAGTTCGTTCCATCGGTAACCTGCTCTTGAAGACCACCGGTCATGTTGACGATGATGGGGGTGCCACAAGAAAGCGACTCTAACGTTGCCAGACCGAAGCCCTCGGCATCGCTGATATTAACGGTACAGTCGGCAATGTTATACATCTGCGCCAACTTTTCCGGCGGAATCTTCATCGTAGAAAGAAGAACCTGCCCTTCAGTGAGACCAGTTTGCTCCATGATAGCAATAATATCTTGCCCGTGCTGATCCCGGGGATCTGTATGCATTACTATGCGGGCATTATCGTGCCCAACATCATCTAGGAATTCCTTAAACCACCAAAGCAAACTGCCCGTCTGTTTACGACGAGCATTGCGGTTGTTCCAGAAAAAGGTAACCTTCGTGTCCTCTTCGCCCTCGGGAACGCGAAAGAATGAGTTCTTAAATGCGAGCATGGCGTCTTGTGCCATTGGAGCGAAGATTGACGCGTCAACAGCATGCGGCAGATACTCACACTCAACATCCGGAGCAACATTTCGTACAATATCATCAGTAACCTTTGAGATGGTAACGATCTTGTCGTTTGAATCATAGTATCGCTTGTTAAACATTGGATACGGAGTGTTGTCCCAGACATGGTAATAAACCATTGGAACTAGTGGTCGAACTTCCTGCTCGATCATCCACAGCCACGGGAAGAACCGCGGGTCGGTCATGAACCACAGAATATCCGGTCGCTCGGTGCGCAACACTGAGCGCACAGCATCGGGAGTGCCATAGCCATCGACTGGATAGATCTTCCACAGATCGCCATACTGTTCCGTCTTTTGTGGACGGTGATCCGGATGTTTGATTGCGCCGCCTAAACTGACAACTTCAAATTTGCCAGACTTTAGCAGCGCCTCGATGACATATTTAGTCTGAGTACCCACACCCGAAGGTGACAGAGGGTGGTCAGAGATTGTCAATACTTTGATTTTTCTCACTTAGTTTTTTCCTCTCATGGACAATCCTTAGTCTTGTGAAACGAACATCGTTTGCACGATAGGCGATTCTTAATATGGTTGCCCTTGATAATGTTTTGTAATGCTCTATTCAAAAGCCCTAGAGCATTTTCGGTCTTTCTGGGACCGCTGGTAACTCTAAAGATTTCTACCCTGTTCTTCTTAGCCGTTCGCTTGAGAAGAGCAAAGTGTGTCTCAATCATTTTTGGATCGATATTATGCTTCAAAGCATAAAAGTGTTTGTACAGCGTTAGCTGATACGTGGTCATTGGCTCGCTACGACGTTGGGCATTCCAGCCCCACGAACAAGACTTCCAATCGACAATGTGGTGTTTGCCGTCTTCGGTCTTGATCACCGCGTCAATGAAGCCCTTGAAGTTATATTCATCATAGCCCTCGATAGGCACCATGAGCCTCTCTTCGGTTGAAACAACTTCAAACTCTCCAAAATAATCTTCTACAGCATCGTTAATCTCCGGAAGGATTGCCTTCCCTTGACTTGCCATGTCAACTACCAGTTTCTTATCAATCTCGATATCATCGTCAAGACTTGCGATGTTGTTTCGCAGTTCTTGGATAAAGAGATCTTCGTCTGCAGTCAAGTGCAACAACTTGTTCTCACAAATTGTGTGAATTGCTGTTCCGAAAGCAGTAAATTCGTTGCCCCTGAAACCATCAAGCTTATCAACATGGACAAGCTTGTGGTAAAAGGCGCACGTATTCCAGTTCTTAAGTTCAGAGAACGAGATGTGACTCATAGTAGCCTCAGCTATTGGTCTTGGTAGTTTTTGTCTTAGTGGTCTTGGCGGTCTTAGTAGTGCCGGTAGCAGTAGCCTTCTTCGCAACGGTCTTCTTCGCAGTAGTCTTCTTAGTAGTAGACTTCTCAAAGATCCATTCACCGGAGCGATTTCCGCCGACACCTTCGCGACTGACCCAATTGGTCAAGCGACCTGCTGGGCGCACAAGCACATAAGTTGCAAATCCGTTCTCTTTGATGATGTCGACTGCATTAGAATCGGTCATCTCCAAGATTGGGTCGCGTGCGAGCTTGCGCTCGGGCAGTTCCACAGTTAATGTAACATGCTTTTTGTCATCACTAACGTTAATATCATAGGCGTAATCAATAGCCATTATTTATCCATCCTTGTTCTTCCTCTGTTTGTATATCGTCCGCAGGCTGGAAGTCTCCTGCTTGTATAACCTCTATCAGTTTACTGTAGAGGGTTGGACATATTTGTTTAATGTACTTCGGATCTTCACCCGAAAAAAGTGCTTCGAAACCATTTGCCCAGTATTCGGACAAAGAGGTTGCAGCGTATGGCGACAGATACAGACCGCCGACCATATGCCTTAGTTTATCATATCCTACAGTTTTATATAAGAATTTATCAAACTTTTTATCATATTCTGGGTTGATGTAATCATATATCTGTAAATTTGTGTGACCATGGGCGTTTAGGGTGCTGTATAAAACTCTTCGTTTGTTAATGAACTCTGTTTCTATCTGCCCATCGCCAAAAATCTCCCCTCCGAAGTTCTTCTCAACGGCGTGAGCCACTTCGTGAACAACATCGTCAAACATATCCTCTTCTCCGTTCTGATCATTTGTCATGTAGATGGCGCCGTCTTCATATACGGCATCCATATCTCTCGACTTGAGCATTTCGAATTCTCCGATAATGATAGCATCGATGTCAGCCATTAAAGACTGTGGGATTACTTGTTCGATTTTGGTCAGCACTCCTTCTAAATCAAATCCTTTCGGCAAGGCATTCTTAATATAAATGTCAATATGATTATGAAGCTTGGTTTGTGCAGCCTTCATTTCATTAATGAAGTCAGACCCTTGAGAGTTTCTTATATACTCTCTTAAACCATCATCCTGCTTGTGTGTCATCTTCTGTTGTAGTAGTGCCTGTGTCAGTATCGGGAGGCGTGACTTCCACGGTACCGTCTTTCAACAACTCCATTCCTTTTTCGGCGTCGTGGAGCGCTTGAGAATATCCGCGCATCCAGTTTTCTTCTGCAATTGCAAGAAGCATCTCTGGAAATTCAACTCCGAAAGCGTGAATAATCATTTCTATCGTCACATTTCCATCAGCCGGCTTCAAAATATTTCCGACATATTCAACAAGCCACTCCTTCATTGGATTGACCGCCTCGACGGGAGCCACCAGATCAGCATTCGCGTGCTGTTGTGCCTCTGCCGGGAATTCATTGCTCCCTGCGCTGTCTACCATACCATTTGTTAGCCATTTAACTTCAGCCATATACTATTCTCCTAAATATATATTATTATAACCGCTTCGAATGCGGTTGTCAAGTGTTTTTTTATAAAATCTTTGCTGCCAATGTAGCAACCTTAGATCTCTCGCCCTTTTTGAGCGTAATGTGACCAGCGACAGCGTGAGATTTGAACCTCTCAACGGCGTACGCTAAGCCATTTGTTGTTTCGTCAATATGCATATTGTCGATTTGCTCGATGTCACCAGTTAACACAATCTTAGAATCCTCGCCGACGCGGGTAATGATTGTCTTAAGCTCATGCACCGAAAGGTTCTGTGCTTCATCAATAATTATAAAGGCATTGGAAATTGAACGCCCCCGAATGTAAGTTAATGCTTCGATCTCGATCTTTCCTTGCTCAATGTATTGTTCAAGCATGAGGCGATCGTTGCCCATTAGGAACTGCAAGTTGTCTTGAATGGGTGCAAGCCATGGGATCATCTTCTCTTCCATGGTGCCCGGGAGGAACCCGATGTCCTTTCCTAGCGGCTGCACTGGGCGAGAAACAATTAGCTTCTTGTAGGGACACTCTTTGCGACCCCCGCCTTCATACATTCCGATGGTTTGCTCGATGCCGGCTGCAATAGCGCACAGAGTCTTGCCTGAACCTGCTTTACCTACCAACGTAATAATGGGAATGTCTGGATTCATAAGCATATCTAGAGCAAAAGCTTGCTCCTTGTTGCGTGCTTGGACGTTCCAGACTCCATTTTTATATCTCACAACTGGTTTGAGCGGGTGAGTGTTGCCCACGTACTTACATAAAGCTGTTTTCTTTTCGTTGGTTGAAGATACTAACATAATATATTGGTTTTGATTAAACTCAATCTTCTTTGTTTCTTGATCTAGAAAAACTTCTTCGCCGGAGTAGAAGCGATCAACAACCTCTTCATCAACCAAGTGTTCAGCAAAGCCAGAATAGAGCTTGTCGCGATCTTCAACAACCTGATTAGATTTATAATCTGTACAACGAAGCCCAACGGAGTCGCTGATAACCCTCATGTTAATATCGTTTGATACCAGATAAACATGAGATTTCGGATTGCGCTGTTGTTCAGCTAAGGCGCATGCAATAATAATGTGATCAGGGATTCGCGGGTCAAGGTCTTGTGGTAAAATCGGCATGTTGCTTGATTGATAGCCCTTGACATAAAGTATTCCCTTTCCGCGTCCGATCCGAACGCCCTTAAGAAGACTTTTCTTCTCGCGGTAGGCATCGAGCATCCGGATGACACGGCGGGCGTTAGAGCCAACAGTGTCTTGGCGCTTCTTGTGCTTATCAATTTCTTCCAAGACCTTAAGCGGTAATATAATATCGCTAGATCCGAAAGAGGTAAGCGCGGCGGCGTCCGTTAATAGGACGCTAGTGTCTAGTACTTGAATTTTTTTAATAGCCATGTTGACTCAACTATAAATATCTCTATCTTTTGTTTTTAACTAAATAGTACCACAAATGCTGCATAAAGTCTCATGAGGAATGTGGGGCTTCTGTGAAGGGGTCCGCGGCGAGCGCGTTTCCTAGCCTTTGTATATTCCATTGGAGTAAGAGCTAATCCCTCTACCTTTCCATCAGCGGTTATTACAGTCACTCTATAGTATGAAAGTTTTCCTCGTCTTTTTTTTAAAATCTTTGGAGTTAGGTGCTCCAGCTTTCCTACGAATCTCATTCATATGACCCCCAGTGAGCCACGAATGCTCTCCCTAAATAGTCAGCTAGCTTGACTTATTACCCTTAATTGATCATCTCTCCACCAACCAATCGGATTCGACGGGGTTGCCCACAGCACCCTTACATCACTGTAGGTGAAGCCCGCGGGCTCAACGGACAGTACAAGACCGATGGCGGTCAGACCGCGTTGTTCATCATACAGAGCAACGACCATATCACCGACTTTCATTTACTATCATCTCCTCTTGTTCTGTTGGTTTCATTCTGTTATATTTAGAAAGGTTTGATCTTGTTGTATTCTATAACAAGCTCATCGACATAGTTTGCCAGCGTATACTGCAATGTCCATGTAGAGCCGTTGTCTGTTGAGGTGTGTATTTTACTGTCTTTACCTCCGCATACAACTGTCGTTCCATCTGATGCTAATCCCATAATTTGACCGGCGCTGGGGCTT